TAATTGGAAAAACGTTTCAGGCGGAAAAAAAATCAGCTATTTGAACCTGACAAAGTTGGTTAATTCCGTTCTACCTGGGAAACAAAACGTTTCTAAAAGTTATGTTTACCGGGTTATTCGAGATAACCGGGGTGACGGCTGCGGCGATGATGGAATCGACTGGGGAAAGCTGGACTTCATTCAGAGTTATTTTAGATTTTTGAACCTTGCCAAAGAGGAACTAAAAAAAGCAAGTCCCGATATGGAATTTTTAAAGCAGGAATATCTTGCGGCAAAAATACCAGAAAAAACAAAAAAAGATATTTTAGGCGCTTCTGTTTTGCCGGAAAAAAATAGCTTTGAAAGCCTTATGCGCGAGGCGGCAGGGAGTGCAAAATGATTGAATTTAATTCACGAATAAGTAGTCTGTTAAAAACAAAAGGTTTTGACTGGCCAGAGTTGAAAAAGTTATGTTTAAAAAACGGGTTTAATCCGGCGCTAAATGCGGCTGTAATTTTCGATGCTGCAACCGAATTGGGGAAAACCCCGGACATGGATTTAATCGTAAAAAAACTAAAATAAAAAAAACTTTTTAAAAAATGAATATTTTTATTGACTTTTTTATGATTATTTTGTATATTAGGGAGCCAAAATAACCATAAAATCATAAGCCGGTTAAATGCCCGGTGGATTCCATCCCGTTTTGACGGGTACGTTTCAAGTGGTTACGTAGGCAAGTGGAATTCACCGGGTATTTTTTTTAAAAGGAGCCTGATATGCAAGAGATTAAAATGGTTGGCGACTATGTTTGGATAGCAAGATATGAACCAAGCATAGTTACAAAGGTTTGTCCGGTTTGCCATGGGAAAAGACAAATCACAGTAATTCTGGGTAATGACGAAAAGGTTTATCCGGAATGTACTTATTGCGTGAATGATTTCATCCCGACGGGGTACGTTACCAAGAATGAATACGTGAAATCGGTTCAGCGGGTTATGATTGAAAGTGTTAGGTTTGAAGCGACTTTGACAGAAACAAGTGTTCAATATGTTTTTAATAACAATTATTTAATTGAGGGTAAACACGCATATGAGACTGAAGCCGAAGCGATGGGATATTGCGAGATATTAATCGCAGAACGCGAAAAAGATGATTATACAAGAGCCGAATTCATAAAGCAGGATAAATTAAAGTCTTATTCGTGGAACGTGGGTTGGTATAAACGACAAATCAAAGATGCGGAAAAAAAGATTGCATCTTATGTCAGAAAATTAAACGCCTGCCAGGAGCGAGTAAAAGAATAATTCAATTCACCGGGTATTTTTATTTTTATAGGAGCTACGAATGGAAACAAAATACACAACGGACAATAGAAAGGTAGCTATTATCGATAAGCTGAATAACCAACAATTCATTGTCCAAGAAATTTTAATTTCTGATGGGGAAGAAATTCCATCAGGTGAAAACTTTATTGTAACCTCTTTGCATAACAGCCCTGTTGTTTCATGGCGTGAGAAAGAAATGGAACAATGGAAAATAATGTATGATTATAAACGCGATGAATACGAAAAGTTAAATGATAAGCTTTTGATAAAACATAACCTTTTGAAGGCTAAAATTGAATACGCTGCAAAAGCTTTAAAAAATGTTTCCCCAGAAAGTTTTGTCAAAGTCGTTAATTTTTTATCAGGAAATTTTACTCATGTAGTCATTAAACATTATAGTGTTCCGATGTTATTGACATGGGAAGAATTTTTTAGGGCGAGTGATTTTAACCCCTCCAAATTGAGATTATTATCTCTTTTTGGAGAAGATGACGGAAGTCTATGTTTTAGACTGCATCAGTATTATGATGGTTCTGGAAATGCAGAAATATTTACCCCATTTACTAATTATGAAGATGCCCTTTTTAAATTTATTGAGAGCGTAAAGACTTACCCTATAAGTCAGGAAATTATAAGCCTCTCAAAGACTTATGGCATTGAACTTGATGTTCAAAAAGTATCCGAATGGCGAGATAGCAAAACACAAAATCTTAAGAAAGAAATATCAAGCAAATCGATATTGATCTCCAAGCTCGAGACTGAATTGGAGGCATTAAAATAATCATATAAAGGAAAAACTATGTATAAGATTTTTATTGACACAGAAACAACTGGCCTATCCTCAACTCAGCATGGAATATGGGAGATTGCATTTCTCATCTATAAAGAAGACATAGAATTAGAAAGAGTTAAGTACAATTTAAATATCTTTCCCTCAGATAAAATAGACCCTAAAGCTTTACAAATAGGAGGAATCCATGAAATAGATTTAACTAAATTCGCAAGCCCTACTGAAACATATAAAAAGATTAAACAAACCTTTGAAAAATACATAGACAAGTATAATTCTAAAAGTAAATTTGTCATGTACGCTTACAATGCACGTTTTGATTATGATTTTTTACGGGCTTGGTGGGAAAAAAATGGAGATAAGTACTTTGGGAGTTACATCTGGTTTCCTCCAGTAGATGTAATGAATTTAGCTATGAACTACCTCCAGCATGAACGGGCTAATTTGCCCGACTTTAAACTCCCTACAGTTGCAGCTTATTTAGGAGTTAATATAGACCCATCTTTACTCCATACTGCAATGTATGATATTGAAATAACTAAAAAAATCTATGAAAAGATTAACCAATCAAAGGAGAAAAAATAATGTTAAAGCAAGACATTCCAATGCGTAGATTTGCTGTTACTCTTGAGATGGAAACATTTGACAGGTTGAATAAGTATATCGGAGCTATGAGAGTGAAAGTTCCTTTATATCAAGCACTTACTAAACAACTAATCAAAGTAATGGATAATCTTCAGCCTATGGATCGACGTATCTTCATCGCCAGTATCATTGCTGGTGATGTTACTTTATTGGACTGGATTAAAGAAGTAAAGGACAAAGATGAAACTTCAGAGCCTAAAGAAAACATTAACCAGTCTCTCTAACTTACAAGGAATAGCCCTATTATCTGTTATCCGACAGAACAGGGCTATTCCTGTTAAATACAGAGCGAATGTTATAAGAACTGCAAAAGAGAAACGAGTAGGTACAAGCTATACCCTAAGTAAGAAACAAGAAGAGTTGTTTAAAGCTAATCCAAAACTACTAAAAAGAACACTAGAAAAATTATTAAAGGAACAGAATAATGCGTAACTTAATAGAACAAAAAATTGAACTTAAAGAAATACCTATAGACTCTATCTTTTTAGACCCCAATCTTGCACGTACTGAGAAAGGTAATATTGCAGAATTAGCTCTTTCCATTAAGGAAAAAGGTTTAATCCACCCTATCGCAGTAATGAAGACTGAAGAGGAAGGTAAGTACAAATTAATAGCCGGTAGTAGACGTTTAGCTGCTATGATTACCCTTGAAAAAACAGTTATCTCTGTTCGTATTTATAAAAGTGACCTTACTCCTTTTGAGTTCAGATCAATTGAACTTGAAGAAAACCTTAAACGTAAAGACATGGCTGACGTAGAAAGATTAAGAGCACAAAAAACTTTACATGACCTATGGATTGCTGAGTTTGGAGAAAAAACATCCACAAGTCCAAAGGCAGTCGGACATAGTGCTGCAGATACTGCACGTATGCTGGGTATAAGTACAAGTAAAGTAAGTCAGGATCTGGAGATAGCCGGTTGGTTAGAAGAACTACCAGACCTTGCTCAATTAAAAACTCGCGCTGAGATTCATAGAGCTATATCCCTTGCAAAGAGAACTGCAAAACTTGATATTGCAGCAGAACAGTATCAAACTTCCCCTGGAGAGAAAAGTAAAACCTGTGAAAGTCTTTTAAACAATTATCTCTTAGGAGACTTCTTCACCCTTGTCAAAGATATTCCTGATGGATCTATTAATCTCATAGACTTAGATATTGATTATCCTATAGAGGAAACAGACCAAGCAAAGCGAGCTAATTTAGACAAAAAAATTAATAACTATACCTCTATCAGTAAAACAGATTTCCCTCTCTTCATGCAAAAGACCTTAGCTGAATGTTATAGAGTTGCTGCAGCAGACAGTTGGATTATAATCTGGTTCGGTTATGAATACTTTCAAGCTCTTCAAGATTGGAGTAAGCAAGCAGGATTTCGTACATCTTATTACCACGGACTTTGGTACAAAGGAGAAAAGAGAGGGCATACTAATAATCCAGATGTCACTCTAAATCATACTAAAGAACCCTTCTTTTACTTTAAGAAAGGAAGTCCTAAATTAACCAAACCACAAGATGATATCTTTACCCATGCTCCACTTTCACGGGAAAGAAAGATTCATCCCTATGAAAAACCACTTACACTCATGAGTAGAATCTTAAGTACATTTGCACTTCCAAAGTCAAGAGTATTAGTTCCCTTTGCAGGTAGTGGTATGACTTTAATTGCTGCACAGTTGTTAGAGATGTACCCTATCGGATTTGAGTTATCTGAATATTACTACAACCAGTACACCCAAACTTGTCGGTCTATGTTTACTAAGTAAACACAGATATAAAAGGAGGAAAGATGATACAAGTTCCATCTATAGGTAGCCAAGATTCTCCTTTAATAATCCTAGGAGATACTCCTGGAGATATCGAAATTCAACAGGGCCAGCCTTTTGCTGGCTCTTCAGGAGAGTTACTTTTAAACTTGTTATTAAATGCCAGGATTCCAAAGGACAATATTTACTTCACCTATGCCCTTAAATATAAAATAACAAAGAGTAAACGTGGCTTAGACACTATCTTTCTTATAGATAAAGAAGAAGTCTATTCAGAAAAAAAAGGTATCCTATCAGCAGGTAAATCACACATACAAGAGTTATTAGAAGAACTGAAACAAATCAAAGCTAATGTTATTTTCACTCTAGGTGATCTTGCTATGTGTGCTTTACTAAACAAAACAGGAATCACCAGATACCGAGGAAGTATCTATTGGCAGGATGAATTAAAGAAAAAAGTTATCCCTTCTATTCATCCCATAGCTACACTCCACAATTATTTATACAGGCATTTGATCTTACTTGATTTAATCAAGGCTAAAGAAGAGATGGGAACTCAGGAATTAATTCTTCCTCAGGTAAATTACAATGTCTTCCCTTCTTATTCAGAAGTTATTTCTTCTCTCATAGAGATCCAAGAAAAACAATACTTAGTAGCTATAGATATTGAAGTTAGTCGACGAGAGATATCTCGTATCGCTTTAGTTTATGATTTACACAACTGTATGTCAATACCTTTTTACTTAAACAATAGCAATTACTTCTCACCTCCTCAAGAGTTAGTTATCTGGAAACTCATAGGTAATATCTTAGAAGATCCTGCTATTAAAAAAGTAGGTCAAAATTTAGTCTTTGACTGTGGCTTTTTGTTCCAAAAATTTGGCTTTGTTATGCAGAACAAAGAGGATACTTTAATAGCTCATAAGTTAGTCCTTCCTGATTATAAAGCAGACTTAGGTTTCATCACAAGTACAAGAACACGTCATCAGTATTACAAAGATATTGGAAAAGAGTACTGGAAAATTGGAGGTAATGAAGAAGACTTTGGTAAGTATAATGCAAAAGATTCTCTTGTTTGTCTTGAAGTTTTACCTGGTCTTTTGTCTGACTTAGAAAGATTAAATAACAAAGAAACTTACGACATGCACTTGTCTTTAATTGACCCTTGTATTTTTATGTCTACTAATGGAATTAAAGTAGATGTTACTGAAATGGATAAGATTCGTACCAGAACCGAGGAAACAAACTCTGCTCTTCAAGAAGAATTAAATAAAAAGGTAGGTTTTGAATTAAATGTAAACAGTAGTAAACAAGTAGCAGCTTATTTCTATGATAAACTTGGTATTGCTCCTTATAAAAAAAGAGGTGCAGCCTCAGTTACTACAGATGAATCTGCTTTATCCCGTATAGCTAGAAGAGGTTACTTAGAAGCAAGGATCATTCTAAACATCAGGCATAACAGAAAGCTATTGTCTAATTATCTAGCTGTTCAACTCAAAAATAATCGTTTAGTTTGTAGTTACAATCCCATAACAGCAATGGGTCGCTTATCCTCTTCTGAGGATATATTTGGCTTCGGTACTAATCACCAGAATATCCCTAAAGAAATGAATACTATTTTCATCCCTGATGATGGTTATCTCCTTTACTCAGGAGATTTAAGTCAAGCTGATAATAGAGCCGTAGCTTACCTTGCACCAGAAGAAAGAATGATTTTAGCTTTTGAAGAAGGTATAGACGTACATAGTCTAACAGCAAGTTTTATTTTCAACATTCCTGCAATTGAGATAACTCAGATGGATAAAGAAAAAGTAAAGTGTAGTCTCGGTTATGGTGACCAGACCCATAGGTATTGGGGTAAAAAAGCTAATCACTCTTTAAACTTCGGTATGGGTTATAAACTATTTTCTTTCAATTTAGAAATCCCTGAAAGTCAGGGTAAATTAATCTATGACAAATATCATTACACTTACCCTGGAGTTATTAACAAATATCATAAATGGGTTCAAACAGAATTAAGAAAATCCCGTATCTTAACCAACCCTTTTGGTAGAAAATATCTTTTTAAAGATGCTTGGGGACCTGCTTTATTTAACAAAGCCTATGCTTTCCCTGCACAATCAAACACTAGTGACTGTATTAACAGACGAGGTTTGATTCCTTTATATTATGACTCTACCTACAAGGATGTAATCTTACTTCGGCAAGTACATGATAGTATAGACTTTGAACTTCCCCTATCCTTAGGAATAGATAAACATATAAGTCTTATCTCTCAAATAAAAAACAACATAGAGCAACCTATAACATGGAAGTTTAAAGAATTTTCTATCCCGTTTGAATTAACAGTAGGAACAAACCTCGGTAGAATGAAGAAATTAAAATTCATTTCTGATAGTCAATTAAAGGAACAATTGCAAGAGTTCTTTACAGGAGAGTATAATGGAGTTAATCAGAGGACTTGAAGATTGGAGTAAGTCCTGGGTGGAATACATGGAGCATCAGGAGACTCCAAAATTGTTCAATCATTGGACTTCTCTCTTTATGATAGCCAGTGCTGTTGAAAGAAAAGTCTTCTTAAAATGGGAGAAGGATGTTTTTTGCAACCTCTTCCTTGCATTTGTTGCCCTCCCTGGAGGGCGTAAAGGAACTGCTATGGGACCAGCAGAACCTATCCTCAGAGATCTTGGTTTACATATTGCAGCAAATAAAACTACACAAGAAGCACTTATCAGAGCTTTGAAGAAAGCAGGAGAAAACTTTACTGTATCAGATGGAAGAATACAAGCAAATGCTTCTCTTACCATATTCTCAAAAGAGTTAACAGTTTTTCTTGGCTACAAAAACCTTGACTTTATGTCAAACCTTGCAGACTGGTATGACTGTGATCAGTTCTGGGAGTATGATACTAAAACTCAGGGTAAGGATACTATTAAAAAACTGTGGGTAAACTTACTCGGTGCAACAACTCCAGACTTATTACAAGAAGCTTTACCTACACTAAGTTTTGGGTCAGGTCTAAACTCACGTTTCATCTATGTTTTTGCAGAGAAAGGTGATAGGAAAATAGTAGTCTTTCCATTCTCTAATACCAAAAATGAAGAGTTAAAAGAAAAATTAATAAAAGACCTGAGTATGATACACGTCCTATCTGGTGAATTTCGAAAAGATCAATCATACCTAAACAGGTGGGGAGCCTGGTATCCTTCCTGGGCAGAGTATGGAGTGGATGTGGGCTGTGAAAGAAGTCCTGTAGCTAAATCAGAAAAAATGACAGGTTATATGGAACGAAGACCAACTCACTTACACAAAGTAGCTATGCTTTATAGCCTATCAAGAAGTAATGAGTTAGTATTACGTGATATAGATTTTGATAGGGCTATCAGACTTTTACAAATAACAGAAATAAAGATGGCCAAAACCTTTGAAGGGATTGGTCAGAGTTCTTTTGCAAGTCTCACTGCTAAAATACTTAATTACATCAGGTCACATCAAGAGGTTGTATATAGTGACCTATCCGCTCAATTCAGTTATGATGTAATGCCACGAGATCTATCTGCTATCATAAGCAGTCTCGAATATTCAAAATATGTACAAACATATAGAATTGAACGAGAAGGGAAACCTTATTTTTACATCAAATATACAGGTAAGGAGTAACAAAAAAGGGTAGCCTATTACAGACTACCCTTTTATTCTTATACCTCTGGTACTACTGGAAGTTTAAATTCTCCCCGTTCAGCCATTTCCTCACAAAGATTAATGACCCCCTGTAACAGAGTATCATCAACATTTGTTCGAGTATCAGCAACTAATTCTTCACCAAGAGCTTCACATAAGACATAAACTGTCATAGTAAAGTACTTCCCTTTCTTAGTGTAAGTCATAGTCTTCAGCCATTCTTTCAGCAAACTAGAAGCTAATTGAATAACATAACCTAAAATAATTTCCCAGGGCATTACAAGAGAAATTACCTTACCAAACATTCTTACTAACATAATACCTCCTTTGGTTTTAGTCTATCTATGTGTACTAAATACACACAGGTTATTTTATATTAAAGTGGTCTAAAGCATCAGCCTTTTCTAATAACTTAGCTTTTAGAACCTCCCTTACTTGGGGTGACATTTGCCTAAATTTATAGGCATCAGGAATTAGTTTCATATCAACTCCGTATAGAATACCATCCTGGACTAAATCCTTAGTTAAACCTCTTCCATCAAGAAGAGACTTTACAACTTTACTATACCACTTATTTCTATTCTCCTGCATAATTTTAGCATTTCTTTGCCAAATATTTTTCAGTACTTTATACTCACTCTTCTTAATCGGAGCTGCACCTAGCCCAAGTAATACTCTATCCTGAAGTCCTCCTATTTGATACGCTTTATTACCATTACTATCTCGTATCCAGATATTAGGTCTTTGAAGTTTATCTCTAAGTAAAGCATAACCATCATTTAAATCATTAACTTCAATATCACTTTCCCAGAAAAGAGTACCTTCAAGTAAATCATTCAAATAATAAGACATAGGAGAAAGAGATTGTAACCAATTAATCCCTGCATCTGAAACATACGCAGGAGCAGGCTTACCAGTAATTGCACCTACACCCACAGCTAAGCCAGGAAATACTACATCTTTAAACAACTGTACCATCTTTCCAAGTATCGGACCACCCCAGTCTTCTGGCCTATCAGGAAATTGCATAGTTGCAGCTCCTGTAATATCAGTACCTACAAGACCACCGATACCTCGTTTAGCCATACCTGTAATAGGATTCGTTTCTTCCTTAACAAACCACTCTTCAAGATCATCAAGTAAACCTAAAGCTCCAAATAAAGGAATACTCTTTAGTGTATACAATACTCCCCTCGGGCCAGCTAAAGCAAGTTGAACTCCTACAAACCTTGCTATTTGCTTTCCTCTTAAAGTAGACATGAACTGAATCTGGTTAATCATATAAGATCGAAACATCCCAATAGTTCTACCCATAGGACTTCTTAGCATATGGGGTAAGGCTGCGATGTTATAGATACCCTGTTGAAAATACATATTCTCTAAAGCAGCAGTTTCAGCTTCGAAATCAGTCTTACCTAACACTTCTAATTGATAGATATAGTTTGCTGCAAAAGCATGCGGACGAATAAACTTTTCAGCAAGAGCAAAAGTTCCTAAAGGCTTCCAGAGTGGAGTTCTTGTACTAATACTTCCATCAGAATTAACTGCAAAATCAATACCTAGTAAACCTTTCTCTTCAATTCTATTTAATACTTTACTAATATCCACTATACGCCCAAATGAATTAGTATACTTCCCTGTTCTTACAGCTTCACTTGCTTTCGCATAATAAGTATTACCTACTACTGACCAAGTTTGACCAAAGCCAGACGTTATATTAATTAAAGAAGCAACCTGTCTATAACCAAGTAAAAGATTAGCAGTAACTTTCCTCACTTTAGTAAGTCCAGTACTAAACATTCCTGTTTCCCATCCCATAGGAATGGCGATATACTCATCAAAAATTTGATCAGAAAAAGAATACTTATTACCAAGTACAGCGTCAAATTGAGCCTGCATTATTCTTTTCACATCTTCAGTAAACACATCAGGATGTTTCTTTTGTGCTCTCTTAAAATCATCCATGAGAGGTTCATATTGAATACGTTTCTCCATAGCATAGACATATCGAGGAAGGACTTCAAATAAATTACTATATCCTTTTAACCCCTCTTTTTCTCTTGCAGTAGTAGGTTTGATAGGGGAAAAGTTTTGAGTTATTTCATATTTTGGTTCGGGCAATCCAGCTCTAGCAGCTTCAGCTCTTAGATCAAAAGCTTTTCTTCTAGCTTCTTTTACATTCTTTCCAAACCCTACAGTATGCCCATCACTATCAATGATTCTATAAGAACCAAGTTCAATATTAGTAATGTAGTTCTTTAACCCCCATTTATCTATAGTAAGAATTTCATTACTTGCTTTAAAAATTTTAGTAGCTAAGTGAGATTTAAAAGATGCTCTTTTTAATTTCTTTTGTTTTTCCTTAAGTTCGTCCCAATCAGCCTTTTTACTTTTCTTATAAGTTTCTCTAACCATATCCTCAATGTTTAGCTTAGTCAAAAGTGTTTTAATCTCTTCAAGATTAACACTATTACTTTGCTTACCTCTTGCAGACTGTACTACTTTATCTATGATAAGATTAATCTCAGGATTAAACTTCATCTTTAAATGATTACGTTGGCTGTCCTGATATCTTTTTTTTACATACTCAAACAATTCTATAATACCCCCATAACCCTCAGTACCAAGAACAGAATTTTTGAGTCCAGGATATTTCATAAGTAATTGAGTAAGATGTTCCTCAGCTGTTTGTCTTTCTTGCTCAGTTAAACTTTTATCCTTCGCAAGATAAGCATATTCAATAGCCTCTCTTGAATGTACAAGTTCTTCTTTTTTAGCTCCATAGGATAACTTATTCAACCATTGAGTATACTCTCTAATAGTATGATCCAACATCATTCCAGCAGATACTATCTGATGCCCAAGTTTCCAGGGCTCTCCCATAGTACCTGTATTCATAGGAAGTCCTTTTTGTATAAAGGCTCTTCTCTCTTTTCCCTTTAATCCTAATTCATTAGCTTGATCTTTTAATATCCCTAGATCTTTTCTCATATAGATAAAGGAAGGAAACCAGATATACTCAGTAAAAAACTTAACCAGTTTACTTTTTACATAAGGAACTTCTTTACTATTATCACTTGCTTTTCCATGAACATCCTCATTTATCTTCTTCCCAGAATTTATTGCCGGAAGTTTTTCAGGTTTTACTCTGTTCTGCTCAAGAAAATCTTTAAGTAATTTTTGCTGATCTATCTGAGTACGAGCCCATTCAAGGAATAACTTTTCCTTTGTAGTCTTAACCTTAACGGGTATTGTTTGTTGAGAATAATTTTTATCAGACTTACTATCAGTGGTAGGAAGATCCTTAATTTTTTCTTCTTTTAATACTTGTTTCTTCTCTACCTGACTGTAAAAGTATTGATCAGTAACACTTAAGACTTTATCAAGTGCATTAATAAACCCAGGTTGTTCAGTTAAATTAAGTAACTTGCGAACCTTTTCTAAAAAGAGAGACCAATAAGTTTTAGGTTTATTTTCTCCTACAAACTCTAAAGATTTTAAAGCAGTTTGAAACTGTATATCACTTAAAGCATAACTAATAAACTCAATTTCATTCCTAAGCATCATATTAAGTACAAAGTCTTTAGGTATCCCTTTATACTTAGTTGCTTTTGGTTTAAGTTTAAAATATTGTTCTAAAGCTATAGCCACTTGACCCTGTAAAGATTTTATTTCCTTAGCAAAGGTAGCTTCATTTTCTGTAAGAGTATTTTTATCTTTAAAAAAGGTATTCAGAGTTAAAGCATGTACTGTTTCATGGAATAAATAAAGAGGATTTGTTAAAATATCTAACTTACCCTCTTTAGTATTTATAAGAATAACTCCTGATTTAGGATCATAGCTACCACCAATATTAGAATCTGAATCTGCATAAGTATGCCATAAAGCATCATCTGGGATAAAAGGAATTAATCTTTCAATTATAGTTCGGGTTAGTTTATTCTTAATACTTGCTTTTTGTTCTAATAACGTTTGTTTTAAATTATGCTCCCCTGTAACTTCAACAGAATGAGGTTCAATATTATCATCTTTATTTACCCTTAGTCCAGGAAGAAGACTTCCATTAGGCGTAGGATTAATATAAAAACCAGTAGTAATTTTATTTTTTACTTCTTGTCTTTCAGTTACTATTTCTGATTCTACTTTCTCAGATTCCAATACTTTTTCAGGCTTTAATGTTTCACTTATAGAAGCCTCAATTAATTCCATTTGCTCAGGTTCTTTTACTGTAGTTCCTTTTTGTACCTCCCCTACAAGCGCTTCCGGTTGTACAACTTCCAACTCAGGCTGAATAACTTCAGGTTGTGCTGGTTGCATTGGAGGAGTAGTTTCAAGTTGCCCTACTTCAGGTTCTACAGTTTTACCTATTTCTCCAGTAAGCTCAACAGAAGTTTGTTTCATTTTCAGAATCATCTCTTCCATTTGCTCTACAGAAAGAGGAGAAAATTTCAACTTACCTTCTTCATCAACTGAAATATTAATCAGATCTTTTTCCATAATCTGTTGCTGAATACGTCCAGCTTCTTCAACATTTTTACTCTGCATAGCTTGAGCATATTGACCAATTAATCCAGGTTTTGGCTTAACACTCTCCCCAATATAACCAAAAGTTCCGCTAAGAGTACTTCCGCCAACACCTATAGCTACACCACCATGTATAACATTAAGTAATCTTTTTCCTATATTCGGAGGCAACTGTCCTGTAGTAATCCATTCTGCAAGGATTTGATTAATTTCCTGTACACCTTCAGTCATAGCTTCAGTTACTACAGCAACTCCACCCTGTGCTAATTTTTGTAAATATTTATTAGCTATATTAGCAAGAGCACCCTCAGCTTGTCTACCAACTGCTCCCATACTCTTAAGACCAACATACTCAAGAGCAGCATCTATAACACCCACAGTTATTGATGTAGCAGCTTTCTGCCAAACAGGAACTACAGTGCCAGTATTTTTTTCATATTCCTCCGTAGCTCTAAGAGAGCTCCCCCCTGCAATAGAAGTCCCAGTTGTAATACTTAACCCAGGACCACCTAACATAGAGGCTGCAAATACTCCTAACATAGGAAGGTTTTCTAAAAAGACTTCAGGTAGTTGAGTAATAAAATCACCTACACTATTTATCTCTATATCAACAGGAAAAGGGCCATTTTCTTCAAGCTTAGCTTCTGCCTTACGTGTAAAGTAATCAGCAATAAGTTGATACCTATTCTGCATATCTTTCTTTACATCTTCAGGCATAACCTGACTTACTGCAGTTACCATAAGTTCAGGAGTACCATACTTACCCACAGTTTGAGATAAGAACTGATTAAAGTGAAAAGCATCTGCTAATAAATTATAAGCACTATATACTCCTTTATCCAGTCTAGCTAAATAAGAGTCCTCCCCAGGAATAGGAGGAGTTAGAGACTGTTTATCCTGGGTTGGACTCTCAGTAAATTGTGGTATATCTTCTTCAATATCTTCAGGTTTTAATTTAATAATACCCTCATCAGCAGAGTCTAATTTCAAACTAACATCGTCTTCAATATCTTCTGGACGGAGTTTTATAATATCTTCACTCATTTTTCACCTGTGTGTATTTAGTAAACACAGACAGTCTAATACTATCTGTGTGTATTTAGTAAACATAGATTAAATTATTTTTTCCCAGCCTTAGGAAAAGGTTTAATTGGTTTATATTTAACAGACCCATCTGGTTTCTGTATTTCTCGAACTAACCAGACCTCTCCATTAATCTCTCTCTTAAGTAAGTCCTCAGATTGAGCTACTTGAGTAGTTCCATAATGCTGACCTCGAGCATAATTATCTAAATACTGAGCATAATACTTATCAAACTGTGTTGCACTTTCTGGAGGAAGATAACTCTTAATAGTTCTAACACGCATTATACCTGAATCAGCATCCTTAAAGAATTCAATAATATCTGCTGACTCTTGAATTTCTTTTGCTGTTTCTTTATCAGGAGCTTTACTTATTAATTCTGCCCTACGAGCTTCAACAGCTTCAGCAATAAAGAGATCACTGACCTGAGATTCAATTTGTACTAAATCTGCAGCAGGTATCTTACCTCCAGGCATACCATGAGTTCCATCCCCAGTTTCAACAGCCATAATATATTCACGTGACTTAGGATTAAAAGCAAAACCACTCCCTAAACCTATCCAATCCTCTTTAGGATTATATTCAGCAATGCCTAATTGAATAGCTCTATCCATATCTGCCTGTTGCTTTTTCTCCTCTGCTGTAAGTGTTCCAGCGGCTAACTTTTTTGTATAAGCAGTAGTTGCTTGTATATCTAAGTTCTTATATTCTTGAGCAATTTTTTCTAGCTCAAAAGCTTGTTTTTCCACCTGAAATTTTTCTTCTTCTCTACTTCTTTGACCTGTAGTATAGATTTCTTCAAGTGCTTTTGATTTCATTTCTGCAGGTAAGAATCCATACTTTCTATCATTTAATTCTTCTGGTTTTTTTCCAGCTCGAAGATCATTCAAGTAACTTTGATAAATAGTATTCATATTCATTTGAGCACCAAGCTCTCCTATCTGAGCCTGAGGACTTCCGGGTGTAGCAATAGCAGCCCCTACCTTACCATATAAATAACCTGCTTCTGGAGAGGTAAGAAAATCCCCAGCTTTTTGCCACCAGGGTTTTTCAGTTTTTGTTTCTTGTTGAAAAGTATCAGGAGCTAAATTACCCATAGGTCTTGGCTCTCCTACAGGTTTATCAATACCCTGTAGTTCTCCTTGCATAGGAGATTGGGGTAAGAAACCAGGATCACTCTCCATAGCAAAAGAACCATCAGCACCTATAGAAAGTTTCCTCAGGACATTGTTACTGTTAACAACAGCATCCATTAAAGATGAAACTCTATCTGGCTTTATAAGACCTTTAAGTAATCCAGTTTGTACATTTACAGGAGGTCTATTCCTTGACATTCCTACAGCACCGGGGAGTAAAGGAGCTTCAATAGTCTGCCCTATCCCAACAGGTGCTTGTGCAGCAGGTGGTCGAGAAGTTAAATCTTGAAACCCTTCTAAAGAATAGTTAGGTATTACAGGTGCACTTAAACCATTTTTTTTAAGTTTATCTTCCCAAAGAAAACCTAATCTTTCCATTCTAATCTCCTTTTATTCTAAGAAATAACCAGCTAAACCACCAGTTATTGCACCTATAGCTGGGGCTACTCCTGGAGGCCCAGGTATCATAGCACCTACACTAGCCCCTGTCATAGCTCCAGACAATGCGCTTCTTCCTTTACTCATATGTTCTTTTCTTCCTGCAGGAGCTCCAGCAATTGCTGCTAACATATTAGCACCATACATTGTAGCTTCTAAGTCCCATAAAGCATCTTGTACATCAATATGTAAATTCTCATCAGTCTGTTCTTTACCAGCTACAATAGTTAATTGCTCAATTCCTGTTTTTATCTGAGTGAGTTGTGTTTGTAATTGTAGTTTATAATTCCCTAACTCCCCCATCATAGCAGTCCCTTGTTTAATAATATCATCCTGACTGCTAACCCTAAGCACATTAGCTTTCAGGTAGCTATCAATAGAACTATGCAGAATAGTATTAAACAAGTTATTCTTCAGTTCTGCTTCATAAGCATCAATTGAATCTGCAAAATCTTTTTCCAGCATCATCTGTCCCCAAACAAAAGAACTAGTATGTACTGCATTAATATCAGCCATACCTGCAGACCACTGACTAATCTCTCTCTTAACTCTCGCTTTCTTTTTATTCTCAAAAGCGAGTACCATATCATCTATAACTGATGATGCCATAGCATTTTCTATTGCAGTCAAAAGACCTTCAATAGCTGTTGCCATACCATCTAAAAAGTTTATATCAGCAAAAACTCCTGTTTTGGTAGCTGCTTTGGTAATATAACTATCCCAATTATTAGTTGCAGATACAGCATCAATAAGAGTTTTAGTTTCATCAAAACTTGTTTTAATCCTACCGAGAGGGGAAGTTGTACTAAAGGCTGCTTGAGCTGCTGTTGGATCAAATGCAGTTTCGTTATAATAAGGAGAATTTGCTTCTAATGTAGCTGTATTAATAAAATGAAAGAGAGAATATTCTAAAGCATTACCTCCTGATGTCCAGGGATTTAAACCTGCTACAGAAGATCTAACCATAATATGTTTGTGCATATCTGTAAGATATTGAGGATAAGAAATCTCTCCACTAGAACCAGCCATGTTATACCTCCAATTCTAACAAGTGAATAACATCCTTACCTCCATAAGAGGTAATGATTTGTATTACTCTTGCATTATCACTATAAGCAACAATTTTACCTAAGTTTTCTTTCTTAGCCAATTCAACTACTGAAGATAACATCTTATGCCAAATAGGAAGTGTTATGTTATCAAACCCTGTTAAGCTATAAATTAACAGGTTTCTTTCTCCCCATAACTCGGTTGTTATTAAAGTAGTAGCAAAAGCAATAATTTCCTTTCCACGAAAGATTCCCCAGCACTGTAACTTACCAGTAGCTATAGCTTGCATTAAGTTTAGCTTCTCCTGCTCTGTCCACTTAATCTTCCTGTGACTCAAAGCATCTAAAAGGATAGGCTCAACTTCAGTCCATTTACTTACAACTTGTTGGCTATCCAAGCGAAGTAACTTGGACACCTCTTGTGAATCTTCTATCTGTTGTTTTATATCCGAGTTCGACATAATTTATTCCTAATTTTAGGTAGTTACCTATTCTCACTTTTACCCTAAAAACTAAAGCTGAGATAGGAAAAAATACTACTCCTTCACTATTGACTTTCTTATAACTTGTTATCGCCCAATTTAAATCATTACTTATTTTATACTTATACTCTAAAGCAACTTCTAATTGTACTCCATCCTCTGCTACCCATACAGTTTCATTACCCCCAAGCCTTACCCACTCTAAAGTCTTTAATCCAGCCTGGCCAAAATCTATTTCATCAGTACAAAAAAAACTCATAATCTCAGTTGGACTTAAGATCTGTTTACTTATCCCTACAGTAGTTCCTTGTAAATAACCTGCACTTGTAACCCATTGAGTTGTTTCACTCAAACCTTTTGAAGTATAAACATAAGTCTTATCTCCATTAGAGATAAAGAATCTTCCTATAGGACTAAGTGCAAAAGGTTCTGCTGAATGAGATACTATGATATCAGTATTTAAAAGAGGGTAAAACTGACTCCTGTAGCCTAAAGGATTAACTTCTAACTTTTCAGTTATAAGAGTTAAATATCCTGACCTATCCACATAAAGATGTGCTTTATCATTCCCACTAACAGCACCTCTTCCTGCAATACCTCCTACCTGAAGATCTATTTGTTGAAAGGTAGGTGTTGGTGAGCTAACAGGTCTCATAGCTTGTACACCTTCTTCACTATACACCAGCACCCAATCACCTAAAGGACGAATGGCTTGCACCTTTCCTTGATGAAACATAGGTGCTGAACCCTGTTCATTTTTCATTAATAAATCAAAAATGAAGGGAGTAGTAGAACTATAAGCTGTATCAGTAAAACCATTATTCCCTACTATATTAGGAAAGAAGAGCATTAATAAATCACCCCCACCTATACTACTCCACCAGACCCAATTTTCTTTTAAAGCTGCTAACTGACTAGTTCCTTCTATTAATTCATCATAGCTTATACCTGTAGCAAACTCTTTTTCTTTCCAGGTATTTATAAAGGTAGTCCAGGTACTACCCCAAAAAGAAGCAGGATTAAAACCACCAAGTAAGGCTCTCCCCTTATGAGCTGTACCACAGCTTATAGGTGTTCTATCTGAGATATATACTTTAAGATCATCCGTGAACATTACATCTTTGTTACAGATAATAATAGTACAAACTCCGTTAAGGAATAACAAAGTATCCCAAAAATCAACACATTCCCAAGAACCTCCTGTAGGAATAACTTTCTCTGTATCTACATTATCTGCATCATAGGTAATTAGTTGATATAAATGAGACCAATCCTTAGCTACAAAAAAGATTCTATTACTACAGAGTAAGAAAGTATTCTTCTTTCCTATAAAGAGCTGAGGAAAAGGAAAGACTTCATCTTGTAAACCATAACTAGAAATAATTGTCTCTGATAAAGGGAGCACTACTGGTTCATAAGGAACTAATCCTTCTTGAGAAGATTGAAGATTAATAAGTTCTTTTAAGAAAAAACTATTCTTTTTTGTATAAGGGTAAGGACTTAAACCTTTGGTTAGCTCTTCTTCTATCTTAAAAGAAAACTCTTTCATTACTCTATCCCTTCTACATCTTCAAAAGTAAATACAGCTTGTAAGGGTACTTTACTCCCAGCTTCTGCAATACCACTCTGAAGTCGTATTAAGATTAAATTTATTTTTATTATTTCTTTTTCAATAGCGGTAAGTCTATCTCCAAAGTTAGACTGTGCCAATCTATCAATACTTGCAGCTTTAATTACCTTAGTCATATCTAACCCCTTAATTGATTTCCAGCAGCCACCATCTCCGTACGCACTATATCATGATCTATACCCTTTAAAAATAACTGCATAGCTTGTAACCAATCTTGTACACCTGCAGAGTTTCTATAAAAAGTCTCAAGGCATAAATTAGCTGCCATAATTAATAGTTCTGGGTAATTTTCCGAATGCCAACTAACATCTGCATCCACAGATAAAAGGGAAAAGAAATGAGCAAAAACTGTTAGTGTATATGCTTCATTAGACACTGGGCGAAAAGTAATTCCTTCTTTCTGATACCGAGTGGATCCAAATACAATCTCTTCATAATCCCGAGTAAACTGTGTAGTATATGTAACTTCTGTAAGATCCTTTTGCTCTGGAGAAAGTACAGATATTAATGGAGACCAATACTTTGGAGTTCCTTGAGAGTTATCTGTAATACTATCCCCATACTCTTCCATTAACCAAGACAACGGCTTCATTTCTAATTCTTCTCTTAGAGAAGAACTTGATTTAATCCATACAGATTCAACACTTCTCACATAACTCATCATAAGTTTATAATCACCAGCATTAATATCCTTAATATAACGTCCCACACTTTTAGGACTAGGTATCATAGTATCAAGAAGTCGCTGTCCTGCTTGGATGTAAAAGTTTGCTCCATTATCCTGATAGTTTGTAGTGTCTATAACTAAATCAGTTCTTCCACTTTTATTTACAAAAGCAGTCCTTATTTCTATTAAGGTACTCATTTCTTACCCCTACCTGTGTGTACTAAATATACACAGAGAGGCGATTAAACCTCTCTGTGAATCACTTAATATTATGCTACAGTGTTATCCTCACCAATACCTCTCAAAACCAGGAATTGATTAGGATGATAAAACTTCCAGCCACCTTTAGTAGAATATCCATCTACCTTTGCATGTTGCCCAGGAATTTGCATATTCTCTTCCCATTCAGTATTAAAGTTTTGACCTCCACCAACCAGAGGACAGAATTTACAGTTTTCTGGAAGCATCAAAACCATCATGTTTTGATTAGACAACTCATGAGAAAACAAAGGGTGCATTTTCATATGAACTTTCAAGCTTCCAGTTAACCAGGTAGTTACATCAAATCCATAGGATTTACCTGGGCCGGGTGTTAATTGAATCATACTACCAGCATCTGCCAAATCATTAATGCCCAGACTTGCTTTATTACCCATTAAACACATTACTTCAGAAGTAGGTAAATAAGTAGCATAATCAGTTAAGACTTCATCCAACCAACGCTTGCCAACCTGAAGCCAGGTTTTACCAGCGTAAGCAGAGTCAGTAACTGATCTAAAATCCATAATATTGGAAGGATTATTTTCTCTTAAGAAAGGAATAATACCTTGAGAAGTTCTCAAGGGTTGTCCATTCTCACCAGTACCTGAATATTTAATTCCAAAGAATCCAGCAAGTTCAATCTCTTTACTATGCAAAAAAGCGATTTCTCTTTTTGCTTCTTTGTATGCGTCTCCAGTGCGTAAAGCAACAGCCATTGCTTCACGAGTCAGGTCAAGGGTAGTTCTGAAGTTCTGTACATAATTGCTATACTCTACTGGGTTGTAAGTAATAGCTTCCGGTGCAACTGAACCATCAGGATAGGCATTAGAACTAATCAAAATTCTATCCACTGTTGACAGGTTATATGAAGCAGGAGTACTACCATTATCATCTGCTTCTAACAATTTAACTGCCAAATAAGAAGAAGCTCCATTATACACAATATCAATTACACGACCAACTACGTCAACTGTATCTGAGATATCTCTCATTAACAGGATATGGCCAGGTTTAACCTCTTTAGCAAATGCTTCTGTTACTTTTACATAAACAGTAGCTTCTGCAATACCTTTGGTAGCTTGATGAGTTGTATATACATATGCAGTAGCTAAACCTGCATCAATATAAACAGAACCTGCTGTAATAGTTAAAGCTTGTACTGGAGTAGTTTTAGTCCACCAATGATAGGTATGACTATCTACTGCTTCTTCTTTAAACATACTCTGTAGTGCAAACATAGGTGCACTACCGTTAGGATTTTCGTGCAAGATAAACTGAGCCCAAGATTCAGGAACCTGATTAGGTTCCCAACTACCTGGACCTCTCATTCCGAGAAATGCTGTCATTAATTACCTTCCTTTTTATTATCAGTAAGTTTTTTTACTTTCTCTGTTTGAAGTGTAGTCTTGAGTTCTTTTATATCTTTTTTTAATTTTTCAAATTCTTCAAACAAAATTCTAATATCCTTATTATTTTGTACTGCTGACATACTATCCTCCTATTAACTATCAGACGCAGGTAACGTATAACCAGAGAAATCAGCGACAGCAGTAGCTTTGTTCTCAAAAAAGCCAATTAATGTTGCTGCAGTCACGAGTAACTCACTAGCAGTATCACGATGCACGATACAGTTACTTTTAATAATTCCAGTGTTAGCTGTAGTTGTATTTGCAGTTACTAATAAAGGATTAGCATCATTTAATCTGATGAAATAATTATTCAAGATCTTCAGATTAGTAACATCCTTACCAGTAGCAACATCTATACAAATAGGTAAATCACTAGTATTAACACCCAGATTAACATAACAATTTTCAATGGTAATCTTATTACAATCTGCATCAAGATTAATCATTGAGGTAGTAAGTAAATCTGGGGAAATCCAACTACAACCAGTAAAGGTTAAACCATCACACTGGTTATCTGTCGTACCAGTATCAACTAATTCAATAAAGTTTTTATCAGCCGCACTATCCTGAAAATCACAATCTTTAAGGGTTAAATTAACTGCTGATGGAGTAAAGGCATCAGCTACATCTGCAAAAGCAGCTTCAAAAATAATATTCTGAAATGTAACATTAGCAGCGCTAACTACAATACTACCAGCTGCAGCAGTAAAAGTCAGTTTAGGTCTCATCGTTCCCTTACCCAAACCGATAATAGTAACACCAGCAATATCACAAACTAAAGAAACAGCAGAAGCAATGTCTTCTGCGTGAGAAGGAAGGATAACAATTACATCTCCACGACTTGCAATACATTTACCAATTGCTGCATCTATAGTAGCCAGGGGTGTAGCTGGTGTTATACCAGCATAATTGGCACTACCAGAAACTGAACTGACATAAAAGATTTTTCCTTTACCAACTAAGTTAGTTAAAGTCCCATCTACTTTCAGATCCCCCTGGATAGTAATACCATAATTCCCATCTGGTGTTAGACCTAATTTTTGCATTTGAGCATTAATACTCATTATCTTCTCCCTAAATATCAGTTACAAGAACAAACCACTGTCTACCATCAGAATACAGGATGGCATATTCACCATCTGCATTTGTAGTTAAGTCAGTCCAATCACCAATAGAATCATCTTGATTAACAATAATAACTCCATGGCCAGTATCAACAGCACGAATAGTATAAGTTAGACCTCGCGCATCAGCAACACTCGGAAGTTGGATAGTAACATCATAAGTTGCATTATCATTATCAACATAAACTTCTGTTTCATAGACCTTAAGAATAACTGTTAAACTCGCAGTTTCAGTTGAATCCAATGTTACAAACTTCCGACTGTTAGGAGTGCCAACTCTTCTTAACATTTCAATATCTGGACGAACCATTTTACTCTCCTATTTTGATAAATTCATTAACTCTAAAATTTGTTTTTGGGTAGCTGAAAGATTACCCCCTACATCTGCAGTAGCTCTTTTAGCTCCGGGTGCTCTTGCAAGAGCTGGTGCTTTTAATTTACTTCCTTCTGATTCAGTAAGATAAGGTTTAAGTAAACCCTGTAATTCTGTTCTCAGTTTTCCATAAACTTGACCTAAATTTAACCCAGGTTCTTGCTTTTCAATCTCACTTGCCCTATACTCAACATACTGTTTAAGCCCAGGCTGTTCTGATACAAGCTTTTTTAATTGAGGATTCTCTCCCCAAAAAGCTTGTGCTGCCAAAGCTCCTTGTACAGTATACTGAATCATCTGTGGAATAACTCCCATTACATCTTGAAGAGCAGCTTTTCTTGATTGTAACACTGCTGTTTCCAATACTTTAGTAAAAGCTCCTTTCAAAGTATTAACATCCTTTTCTTCTAATAAATCAGAAAAGGCTTTTGGATCAAAAAATTCCAGAGTTTCTGAAGTAGGTTTAAGCTCAGGTTTAACCTCAGGTTTAACCTTCTCCTCAGTCTTTTTTTCTTCTGGTACTTCTACTTCCTTGTTAGGCTCCGAACTTTTTGGGGTAAGTAAGGAAGAGAGCCGAGCTAACTCGGAAAGTAGATTAGAAGTTGGGATAACTTCTTTCTCTTCCTCAGTTGATTCAACAACTTCAGTTGCTACAGGGCTCTCTTCCTCCTTCAATTTATCTGGTGTAATTGCTTGAATCCCTACTGGTTTTTCTTCTTTTTTAATAGGTTCTTGCTCAGGAACAATATTTAATAAAGATGCAATATCAGCAGTTACTCTTTGTTCTTTAGTTAAGTCTCCCATCTTCCTTTAACTCCTCTTTCTTCAGTTCAATTAATATTTGAGGTAATTGTAATAACCACCTCATAGTTACACACTCTTTTTGTCTCCCTATAATTTCCTCTAGAGAAAACCCTTCAGCCTTTCCCATCAAATGGCCAAGTTCTAATTCATCCCTAACTAATTCAAGCCTCTGAAAAATGATAGTTTTAACAACTTGCCATACTAAATTAACTGTTTCAAATTCTTCAATCTCTTTTATATCAACATCTTTAATATCCATTAAACTCCTCCAAATCCCTGTGCAGGAATCATATTACCAGCTTGGACTTGCTTATCGATTTGTCCCTGCCCTGCTACTACAGGTTGTTTCTTTAAGAACTCACTTGCATTCTTAGCCCCAAGTAATCGTGCAATATGTAACCAAACTCTAGTAAAATCTATCCTTTCATACAACTCTTTATGAGAAGCAGCGTTAGTCATAAGTCTTTCCCAGACATCCCCAAACTCACCTCCAGGAAGACTACCATCCTGAGAGACTACATCAAATCTAATATCAAGAGCTCTTGGATCTACTTTCACCATATCAGGTTGTATACCATATTCTTCTTGTAAAATCTGTGCATACTCTCCTGTCATCTCAACATACTTTGTCTGTGTCATTAACTGTACTGTATTATATGCTAACTGTTTAGCTATAGTAAAGTGTGCCTGCATACTTCCTAACTTAGCATCTTTCTCCATCTTGCTTAAAAAAGATGTTCTAGTATCTCTTGCTTCGGTTGCAGATACTCTTTCTCCTTTACGCTCTTGAGCTCCTTTTGCTTGCGTACTAGTGAAAACAAGGTTATCTATATTCATCAAAAAACCCATATCTTGGATATGACTTTGAGTTACATCTGGAACATTAATAGCTTCTAATGCCCCCTGAGTACCTCGTCCCCAAGCTGCTGCACGTAGTCTAGCAACCATACCATAACGAGTATCTGTAAGATCATTCATGTTGATTAAACTTGGATCAACTACAAAAAGATTATTCATTGACTTACGAACATTAATGATTCTGGATTTCCATAACCAATCAAGCCCATGCTGAATAGGATACTCTCTTTCAAGTATTGATACAGGCAAAACTGTATGCCCATCACTTCCTGGTGCCATAGTAGCAACAGGAATTTCATTATGATCTAAGTTCAAAGGACGAGCTTCAATAATAACTCTATCTGCAGCAAGAACAAATCTCCAAAGTTCCGGATATTCACTTGAACCTAATTCTAAATCTTTAGGTATAATCCATCGGTAAATGTTTATAAGATCAACATACCTAGTATCTCTGGCATTAACATTTATTCCTGATTTAGTATATCTACCAGTATCCACTTCAGTAGCACTGAAGTATTTACTATGCTTTGATGATATAGCTTGAAGGTATTTAACATTAAAAATCTCACCCTCCATTACTCTTTCATCACTTAATAAAGAATTGTATGTAAGCCTTTCTGACCACCCAAAGAAATCCATGTCTTGGACATTCTGTATAGGTTGATTCATATCTGGTAAACAATTATAAGGATCAAGACTTATCAAGGAAGAACCGTCATAAGTAATGACTTCTTCCCTACTTTTAATTACTCTTTTACCTGTAGGAAAACCAAGAGTTAACTCATCTTCTTCAAGGTATCTTGTACGATAACCTTTTCTAGTTTTCCAGGAAGGACTTACTGCACCGAAACCGTAAGTAAAAGCATCACTCCACATAGTATAGAGAACTAAACCTGCTTTGCTATTAATACAGTCTTGATTAATAACCCCCTCGAGTAAAATTGTACCTAATAAATCTGCTGGATCATTACTTGGTTTATACCTAAATAAAGGATGCTGCAAAAAAGCAGCTGACCAATAAGTAAGTAAACTTTCTCTAGTAGCATAAGTAATTGGAATAACTATCCCGCTAGGTTTAGATTTATCTTGTGATTGTACTTGTTGCTCTTCAGCTTCTAAGTCTATATAAACAGTTAACTTTTCATCAAGTTCTCGCCAGATAGGAAATCTCTTACTAATTTCTTCATAGGATCCTTTTACGTCTTCAAGAATCCTTTGTAACAAACGCTGATGTAATGCAGAATCTGGATGTAAATCAAGACCCTCAGGATAATTATAATCAAGTTTCATTTGACTGAAACTCATGTTCGTTTTATCTTCTGTTCCGATTAGCATGACTGTATTTTTCCTGCTGCTGGTTTGGATACTTTTTTTGAATTAATTCTGCTTTACCACATTTGCAGGTATAATCTTTCCTGTAAGCTGAAGAAGTCCCACTTGTTATCACACGCTTAGAAACCTGTCCTCCACATACAGGACAGATACCAATTAAATCTGCCATATTAAACTCCTATCATTAGTACATTATTTGGAAGAAGAACATGAGCTGCTGTCTTCCAAATTTCTCCTGCTACAGCACCTGCAGCAGATTGACTAGATCCACTTTTTATGTTACTTATAGCAAGAAGATAAGCTGTAACTATACATGTATTTATATTTATTTTTAAATCATCAGTCCCATACAAATGACCTGAATTGTTGTATTGGAACTGACCATTATCCCCCCCAGGCACCATTGTAATTTCTATATCTGTAGTCCCTTCTCCTCGCAGACTATCAAGATTTTGTGCTTCTTCAGGGTACATAGAATTTGCATCATAATTCTTTTTTCCTCCTCCAACCCAAGCACCCTGTATATTTTCTACAAGTGTAGTAGAACTAATAGGTACAGACGCTGCTCCGACTCCTTCAGCATTAAAAGCAGCTACTTTAATATAATACTCTGTAGCAGCATCGACACGACCTACTTGAGTATTTATTTCATCATCATCATCTACATGCTTTATGATAATGTAATTTAACCCTCCATCAATAGAAAGGTAAATGTAATATCCAGACCCTACTACCTTATTATAAGAAAGGTAGAATCTTCTACTACCATTTTTCGAAACAACTACACCCGTTACTTGTCCAGGAATTGCCATAATATACCTGTGTGTATTTAGTAAACATAGATTAAATTAAAGCCCGAGTAAAAATAGGCTCATTCGTTAATTGTTTATATTCATCTTCAATCATAAAAAGATCCTCCTCAACAGATTGAGGAGACATAAACTTCAATCCACTCATTAAAACCTGTGGAAGGTATGCTGCTGCATCTGCAATATCACGTAATCTTGATCCAAGTAACTGAGCTTCAAGTGCATTAGCACCTATTAACTCATGGTAAACAAGACCTTTTTCGTAGTAAGGATAAAGTAAAGATATTCTTCCTTCTTTACCTCCTTCCTCACCTCTTAATTCTCCCTTACCAGCCCGTGGTTTTAACTCTTGTATAAGTGGAGGAAGCCAGAACTTCTTTCTTCTATTACATTCATTTATAAAAGGGTAGAGAATATGATCTTCAAGACTATTAACTTCTATTCCAAGAACCTGAATCTTATACCATTCTGCAAGAGACATTACTCTATCATGTTGTTCCCCAACAGTAAGTTTTTCCCCTACTGCTAATCTGGCATAAAACGCATTGTACTCGAGGTCTATTCCCCAGACAACTAAACCTGTATCTGCAGACGTAACTCTTTTCGTCTTAGCTGGATCCCATAATAAGATATTTATTAATCTTGGCTTTACTTTCTTAATGAAATCTTCATCATTTTCACTATAGTATTTAATCCAACTTGATTTAAAATCCTTTGTTTCTTCACTCTGTGCTCGCCCCATCATCTCCATAGCAAACACATCCATAGTACCATTACGCCTATGACTTATAATTTCTTTATCAAGTGTTTCTTGAGTCTTAAAACTAGGTGCTAAAGTATGATATTTATCATCACATACAGGAAGGTTAAGTACTTCCCAATCTGGATCATCCATCAAATGACAGATAAAAGCATCTGGATGTTTTATAGTATCAGTATAAATAATTTCAAGAGAACTACTTTCACTTGCATACTGAGAGAAAGTGTATAACAAAACCCCATAAAACCACTTACGTAATTTAGTCCTTTGTTCTTCACTCCTTACTTCAACTCTATCCTCAAGATCATCAACTAACCAAAGGTCAGGCCTATAAGAAAGCCATTTCAAACCATTAACCTGCTGACCATACCCCCTAGGGAGGATCATAGTATAACCATTAGCTATCCAAGATTTCTCCGCCCATTTCTCATCAATACCTTCTACTTTACTAGTACTGACATCCCCAAAGATTTTCTTTACTAAAGAATTACTAATAAGGTCAGTCTTAATACTATCTGAAATAGTTACTGCAACATCACCACTTGCTGTAAGATAACCTATGAATTTCTTATCTTGGTAAAGAATTCTTTTCTTTGCTGTAAACTCATTGATAGTTGTCTTACCAAATCCTCTAGGTGCAACAATAGCTTTTTTAGGACATTCACAGTTATCTATAAAATCAAAATATCTTTTATGCAATACACTTATTTCAGATCTAAAAGCAGTAGGAAAAAGTAATCTTGCTAAGAAAGCACTATCCTTATAACCCCGAGCAAGCATCTCACCCAGCAAATCTTTCTCATCTGCAGAAATTGTATTAAGATTCAGTTCCATTATCAATCCTTACTTGGAATATATAACCTTACTACTGACCAAATCTTTACTGAATCAGCATCACTACCGCCTAACTTATACTTTACCCGAACACCATCATAGGTGTAAAAGGTAGAAAAAATCTGGTCAAAAGCAAAATTCTTAAGGGAAGTATCTGCTGTTACTGGGACAGTACCTATACGAGTACTATCTGTATAGTAAGATACAGTTTCATTCTTAGCCCAAAAGGGTTTTTTATGCTTAATTAAAGTAATTCCCCAAGCATCTACTGTTAAAGTATCTACTGTTTGGATAACACTGTATGTAGTAGAAACTACTTTTAATTCTGAAGTACCATTATTCCAAATAACTCCAGTATTAGTATTTGCAGGATTGAAATAAAAATCTCTTGTGATGTAGGATACAGTACCTAATGTATCCATAACTGCTCGACTTGGACTATCATAAAAATTTTGTCCAAAAGTTACACCTGTTAAGATAAATAATAAAAAGAAAACCTTTTTCATCTCCACCTCCAGAGGTAAAAATATTTATTTAGATCCATTATGTTTACTTTCTATATGAGTACGCGACCAGGTTTCACATTCATGAACACGTTCTCCTAGTGAAGTTAAAGTTTGAAAAAACAATACTTGTTGAACTCTTATAATCTCAACATCTTTAATTACCTTTATGAATCCCCCGATTATTGTTGCTAATAGAGGTAGTACTATTATTATCAGTTTCAATAATAGGGTATTCTCTATCATTATATCCACTCCGTATCCCCTGTAATATTTGTTGCATAATCAATACCTGATTACCTGATTTAGTGTAGTACACAGATTGAAAAAGAGGTGGCAAATTAAACTTATCAGAAATATATCCAAGGAACCAGCAAGCACTTCCATAGCTAAAAATAATAAAAGGATAAAAATAAAGTGGTACCTCAAATAGTTTTGCTACTATAACTACCATCATTAATGATCTAAAATTATTTATAATCCTAGTACCAAACTCAAAATGAAAGTTAATTAAAGCAATCTTTTCCTTTACCTTATATCTGTTCATTAAAAAACCTGCCAGTGTTTATTAATAAATTTCATGCAAGTAATAGAGTAACTTGTCAAATAGTATGTAACTATCTTGAAGTTCCATTTAGTTTTCTTAAACCAGAATCTTGCTTTTTCTCCATTTAATACTTTATAATAATACCTAGCATGAGTACCAAAAACTCTTTGAACCGTACTTAAATCCTTACCACAAGTACTCAAGGTTATACCTAAGGCTCTTACCCTATATTCTTCATTTAAACTAAGATTCTTCCCATTAACATAACGAAGAACACAAGCTGGGATATTAACACATTTCTTTCCCTCAGTAACTTTAAGAAGCCAATCATAATCTACTTGATTATAGATAGTTTCAAAATCAGGAATATTTTCATTTCTGAGCATTATACTACTCATGTAATAAATATTTCCCTCTTTAATTCTCCATTCGGATAATTGCTGCTGAGGCAACAAGGTCTGCTCCCTTCTCCATTTCAGATAACTGAGCTTCTATTTTATTAGGTAACCATTCATCATCCTGATCTAGGAAACAAATAAACTTACCTCTAGCTTTTTTAAGGCCAAGATTCTTTCCTGGGTTTGGACCACCAGTATGGGTTTCATTAATAAAAACTTGGCACCCTAATTTCATTGCTAATTCTCTGGTATTATCTACTGAATTATCATCACAGACTAAAATTTCATAGGTCCATTTAGCCTTCTGATTTCTGATAGAATCAACAGCTCTTTTTAAAGTAGCCACTCCATTGTAGGTAGGAATGATAATGGATACTAATACTCTAGAGTTTAACATAACCTACTCAATGCGTATAAAGCCATTAAGATACCAACAGAACACATACCAACATCTTTAGGATCAGCACCCGCAGGATCAAAACCTAACTTAAACATAAAAGTAGATCCTCGAAATGATGCTACTTGATCTAAAATCTCTTTTAAAATATCTGTTAGTAAAGCAAGTAGCAAAAAGAAATAGGAAGGAGTGTTTTTAAACATAGCTGCTCCCATAACAGGTAACCAAAAACCATAACATAAATGAACCCAATTCCAACCATTTGTAAAATACTTCATTAATCCTCCTAACTATGTGTACTAAATATACACAGATTGTCTAAAAACTAGGTTTTATACTTCTTACACTTCCTGGAGATGTTATATCATAACGAGCATACCAACAAACTGTAGTAGAACTAAAACACTGTTTGTTAGACCAAGTTATATCACTTTTATTCCCAGCCAGATCAACTGCTTGTATCCCGAAACGATAATCTGCTTCAAATAATAATTCATTAGGTACCATAAAGGTAGTATCCTGGGATAGAGCAAAAATGATAGTATCCTGAGTACCTTCATTATACTTAAATATATCTAAATGTACTACATAACCTGCAAGATCAACTTCTTTATTACTATCCCAATGACAGGCTGGATTAGTATTTACAAAGTATTGGGTTTGGGCATTTGAAATACTTATGAATAATAAAAGAAAAGATAATATTTTAAGCATTTACTTTACCTCTACTTTGCTTTTTCTAATTTATTAAGTCGAGTTTTTACTACTTCACTTTCAGTCTCTAAAGCTTCAACTCTTTTAATTAACTTTTGAATCATTAGAAATTGTGCCCACATTACTTGTTCTGAGTTTATTTCCTTTGGGCTTCCACCAAAATGCTGACTGACTGAATACCAATCTTCAGCTATTGGTGTATAGTGTTTCTTTCTCGATAATTCACCTGCTCTTACCTTTGCAGGTTTCTCATAGATATCTCGGATACTGTCTTGCATGACCTTTGTAAGGGTGTCAAATCCAACTGGTTGAATAAACTTCTCATATACTTTGCTGCTATCGAAACTCCACTCCCTCACTTGAACCTGTTTAGCTAAATCTAAGATATTTAAAACATTCTTTTCTGGCCCAATTTTTTTAATCCCTTCCGTACTTGATACCGTAAATCCGGCGCTCCCTGGATGTATATAAGAATACACTCCAGTATAAGCACCAAGTAATAAATTACCTCCAATTTGAGTCGAGTCCCCGACTTCTAAATCGTAGGTTCCAGCCAGGCTAGCATCATTAATACCGACCGAGCCTTTACCACTTATTCGTAATACCTCTCGATCTACTCCTGCTCTATAAGGCCTACAAATAATTGCTCCAGAATTATCTGCATCTTCTCTAACAGCTCCAACAAATCCTAATATTGAATTTGTTACATCTGTGTCTGTAAACCCAAATGATAACACAGAACCAAACCCATCAACTGCATTTCCAGTCGAAACAGCCACCACTTGAGTAGTTGCCCATGCAGCACTTGCACTGGATCCTGTGCTTCTGGCTAATATTGGAGTAGTCGAAAAATCTGATGTTGCCAGTATATTCAAGTATGATGTAGTAGAAGTTCCACCAATTCCTAATCTTCCAGCTAAAGTTAAATCCCCACCCGAAGGGGTAATCGTTAAATCTCCATAATTATTAGTTTGAAGTACAGTCTTAGTAGTCATGTTATAACTCAACTGTAACTGTGCGGTAGTGGAAGTTATATCTAACTTCGCTGCGGGGGCTAGAACACCAATACCCACCGCATTTAATCCTCCGTCTACGACAAAGCAATTGGCGTCGGCATCAGATTCAATGCGCCAATTGTAATCTGCACCTCCATCATTAAAGCAATAACTACCCCCCTCAAATACAAAATTATCATTACCATCATCCCAACCAATATATCGCGTCCAATCAGCATCATCGCCAATTTGAAGTCGCCAATCTTTATCCCCACTTGTGGTATCTCCTACATAGAAAAAACCATTTGTGCCAGAAATTCTAAAAATCTCTCTGAAACTACTTTGACTTGTTGGATAGGATGAATAAGTACTTACTGCAAAATCTGCTAGGGTGGGCATTATACTTGCCAATTTTACACGAGACCCAGAATAGGTTAATGTATTAGCATATAGGGAAACATTATCATCGTACAACCTCACCATTTGATTCAGGGCGGAAGTACTAAAACTATTACCCCAAGTAATACTACCTCCATTTGCTAAATGGAGCATTTGTGCTGGAGTACTTGTGCCTATTCCTATATGAGCATTTAGAATATTTAATTCATCTGTTGTTTGGTCATCAAACTCAATCCTACCAGCAGCAGCGCCTAATCCAATCCAATCATTGTCAGTGACTGTAATATTGCCATCGACATGGAGTTTGGTCGTAGGTGAGGTAGTACCAATACCAAAATTATCTCCAGTATTGGTCATGTAGGTATATGGTCCGCCTACGTTTCGAGTAAGTAATGCAGTGTTATCTGCATTGTAAGTAGTAAAGTAAGTTGTATCTGGCGTACTCTCAGTCCGTAGCGCCATTACCTGCCCCGTCGTACCTGTCGCTCTACCTAATCTGTATCTATATCCTTCCTGTACTCCATTAGGGGTAGAGTAATTTAAAAGCTTATAATAAGTCCCATCATGTATCCAAGGTTGTGAACCAAACCAAAATGTCTTACCCTCACCAGTGTTATTGCTAGTGGTATCAGTTACTACTTTAAAAGAAGCAGTACCACCAGAACCCCGATATTGGGATAAAACTTGTCCAGAAAGAAATAAACAAAGGATGAGAACAAAAAATTTTTTCATATAACCACCTGTGTATATTTAGTAAACATAGGGTTTATTAAAAGACCTGTGTGTATTTAGTATACACAGGTATTACCAATCTTCAGAATTAAGTCGCATACCCCAAACTCGATAATCATCAGCACCAGAATTACAGGCAAAAAAGATATAAGCAAAACCATCATTGACATTACTAAAAAAAGTAGGATACCCTCCACTATGATCAGAAGCAAACCAATAATTATTTCCTGTTCCTGTACCTGTACCAAAAATACCTGGATACGCGTCATAACTATCGTACTTTTGCATAACATTAATCCATAAAGGACTTCTTGTATCCTCTACCCAGGGAGAAGATGCAGTTCTTTCATCTTTATAGATGAGACCAAACTGTCTATTTGCTTTAGATCCTGAAGGTCTATATTGGCTAGTCCCACTCATTAGAGCATAAATACGCCCCTTGAAAAGAAACATTATAGCCATATCAGGGTAAGCAGAGCGATAACTTAAACTTTCATTATTATGGGAAGCAAGAATGCTATCACTTCCTGCAGCAAAAGGCCCTCTTGCATAGGTAGAAGTTGCTTCCCAGATGGACCAATGGTCAAGAGCAGCATAAGTAGTAGTTGCACAATGCCTATTGCAGAATAACATTAAATATTTTCCACCATACTCTATCACAGAAGGAGCACCCAACCCCCTACTAAGGGTACCTATATTTGCTCCAGCATCATAAGAAGCAGGTTTAGGTGTAATTATATCTGTACCAAAATCTTCTAAGATTTCCAAATCTTCTGTCATTACAAAATAGGATACTTCCCAAGCTGTTGTAGCGTCATGTTGCATAGTATAAACTATATAAGCATCTATATCTCGTAACTTAATCATTGAAGTTGCTAGGATACCTCTTCCTCTACCCTTAGCGGTACAAGTATCCATGAGAGCTGTATCACTATTTAAATATTCCCAAGCTGAAGCAGTAAAGATAGAATCTGGATGCACTCTAGCTACACCTATAGATTGTAAAGCAGACTCTCCTGAAATTGTTTTTGCCCCATTTACCAACATGTATAAATAACCATTACTGTGTAGAAAAGTAGGCCCAGCACTTAAATAAGAATATCTCCATTGTACATAAGAATTTGGAGATAAGAGAGGTTCTTCACTCCACTCCCAACCAGCCTCAAATGGGTTATAAATAACTAAAGTATCATTTACAGCTAAAGGAAAAGTCCCTACATTTTGATTTGGAAAAGTACAATAAATGTACTTATTGCTATAATCAGCACTATCTATTCTAACTATAACTGAAGCATCTCCTGTTCTATTTGGCCCAAATCCTCCTCCCCAGGTACTTGTACAAACTGCAGCCCATTTTTGGGTTGCATCTGGAGGATCAAATAAGGATGTTTTATACGGTAACCAATTTAATGTTAATCTCGCTTTATCATTAGTTCCACTAAAAACAGAGACGGCAGTAACATAAATACGACTAGTACTGGTTAAATTATTATATGCAGTATCTTTAAATACACACTGAGTTAGAGGGAATTGGTCTGGGCCAAACCAAAAAGGATGCTTAATCTCAACTATATTATCCGTAGTTAAGACATGTTTAGTATCAAGTGTTATAGAATCCTGAACAATAACAGCTCCCTGTACTCTGAGATTATTGGTTAGGTATGCTGAATCTGCAGAGACAATACCTCCTGCAAGGATGTTTTGATCTATGTTAAGATTTTCCCCTACCAAACTATCCCCAGATACTACCTTACCTGCAATGCTCAAATCTCCTGCCAATACTTCCACATCACCCGTCCTTACTCGAAGTAAGGATTCAACTTGAAAAGAGCCTGGGGTATATGAAGTAAAATTAGAACCATATACGGAAAGTGCTGACCAATCATCATGGTGAATCTCTGTAGTACACTGTTCAAAGGTACATCCATTAACAGAGATATTTTCATTAGTAGCTCCGAGTAATTGGAGACCATATAATAAAGTTGTAAAATGACAATTTTGTATCTTTATATTAGAGCAACCAGAAAATCGAAGACCTATCCCTGACTCCCCATAAATTCCAAGAAAGGTCATATCAGATATGGTAATGTCTATACGACTGGTAGCGGATAATATTGGCCCATTTGAAAGACTTCCGAAAATAATAGTAGAAGCTCCAGCACCCTTGAGAACTAAATTATTCTGTAAAAATATACTATCATTGAGGGTATAAGTCCCAGGGGGGAAGTAAATAGTACCTCCACCATTAGCAACACAAGAATCAATAGCTTGGTTGATAGCATTGTTACTGAATGTAGCAACACCTGCATTATAAGCCCGAACATCATACCAAGCACCTTTCTTCACCATTAAATCATTTGGTGAAAGTCCCCTGAAGGATTGAGGACTGACTGTATTTACTAAGTACACACAGATAAGAAGTAACAATAACTTTATTTTCATTCTAATTTCCTGTAGTTGCCGTTAAAAGAAATGTGCATAACCACTTACTACCATCCCAAGTTAAGGTCAAAACATCACCTATTTTTGGCGTCAGATTATAACCCCCAGCACAACAGTCAAGAGTACCTGTAGTGTGCCGAATGGTTGTCTTATTATCCCCAATGTAGAGCATAAGAATACGATTACCACTTGCAGGAGCTCCATCAAAGGTTGTAATTGTAGTTGCATTTACATTAGCGGTAATGTAACTTGCACACGCACTAATATCAGGAGTTGCATCTGAAGCTGAAAATGATGTATGAGTAGTAAAAGGACTTGCAACGTAAATTCTATCTGAAGATGTTTTGATACTTAAGTTATCAGCAAGTCCTCCTTCGATATTATAAATTCTATCCCCACCACCCGCAACAGAAGTAAAACCTACTTGACCATAGAGCAGGATTGGGATTAAGAGAAAGAATAATATTTTCATTAGTACTGCCTCACTTTCTTTTCCCCTACAAAGTAAAGTACACAAGTTCCAACTAATGTTTTTGCAGTTACTTTCTTCAAGCCTGGGCTAGGGCCAAATGAAGTAACGAAACTTGCAGGAAGGTAAAAGAATAATCTTGAATCCCAACTTGTAGTGTCCGGAGCACCGATTTTTAAGTATACATCCAGTGTATCAGAATAAACTACAACATGCTCCCATTCAGTACTCCAGGTCTTTGTATTCTCTGTAGGACTCACTTGCATCGTGTCTACATGAGTATAACGCTGACCGAGTATTTGAGCACTTACTGTAGTTGAGAGTAAGATTAAAAACAAGACTAAACTAAAGCTGATTAAGTTTTTCATTAATATTCTCCCTAACAGATTCTTCCAATTCTCGAGCACGGGTTTTTATTCGTTCTATATCCTCACGAGTTAGGCCTGCGGATACATTTAAATTCATATTTTTATTCACTGGGCTAAACCCAGCTCGATTAAGGAAACCATCGGTTAAATCTTTCTTAAGGCGTAAAGGTGTTTCCTCATCTAGCATCATATCTTCTTGTATTGTCAAAGCAAGTGAAGCGGCAGTTTTAATTCTTTCCTGCATTTGTACTACATCAAAGTCAGCCGAATCTTCAAACATAGCTAAGGTCTTACGACCAAGTTCACTTCTAATGATATTACACACAGTCGCTGTGGTAACACCTAATATTTCTGCAATTTCTTTATGGTTGTATAAACCGGAAGAAACCCAACGCAGGATTTCCTTTTGCCTTGATAAAAGGCGTTTAGGTTCAAAACCATCTCTTTGTTCTACACTTAGGTTTTTCATACATACAGTCCCCAAAAAACAAAATGATTATACTCCTCGCTACAACGACAAGGTACTAAAAACTGAGGTGAATGTCAATGATTTTTTTCAGTACTTTTTAATTCAATTTCTCTCCCTCAAGCCCAATCCCAATCCTCCCTATGTATACTAAGTACACACAGATAGATATGGATAACCCTGATCGTAAGGGTAACCCTAACCGTATGAATAACCCTAACCGTAGGGATAACCATAACCCCCTCACCCCAACAAACGAAACAGTACTAAACAGTGCACATACTAAAAACTAGGCAAAAGTTAGAGGGGCCAGTACCTAGGGAACTTTAGATAAAAATCCCCAAGATGGGGGTTCATTTGGCTTGTAGATTTGTGTTTGTTTGTTTAGAATTGTGTTTAGGTTAGGGTTAGGTGATGATGAGGGTAGAATAGTGAGGAAAAAGAAAAACCGGACTTGAATAAATCCGGTTTTTTTGGGTAGTGCTACGTTGATTTAATTCTTTTGGTTTTCTTCCAGACTATGCTCATACAATGCTTGCTCAACAATATTGGCTAAGACGGTAGTGAAGTCGGCTTCCGTGGTTAAGTCTTGATGGATAATGCCCATGTTGTATTGGGAAGCTGTGGAAAACATTTCGAGAAATTTGGTGATGTTTATTTTTACTAAGGCTAATTTCTCGATGATTTCAATTTGTGCTTTTTTCATAGTACTTTTTTCCTTGTATTGTTTGGTTGTTTGGTTATTGGTTATTGGTCTCAGTGTAAATCATTTTAGTTGTTTAATCAATCGCCGAGCTTCTTGCTCAACCTTCTTTACATTGTATTCAGTGACAGTTTGTTCGATGATACGGGGAATTAATAAGTCAAACGTGGCTTGATTAGTTTCATCCTGTTGGGTGATGTTCAGGTTGTATTGAATAGCCATAGCGTACATCTTTAACGCGTTAGTGATGTTTGTTCGCATTAAGACTAATTTGTCCATAATTTCAACTTGGTCTTGTAACATTGGAAAACTCCCTTTGGTTTGTTTGATTGTGTTGTTTGGTTGTGTTTGGTTGTACCTGTTTATGCCTCGGTTTTGGAATCAAGCATCATAATGGCAAGTTTGTTCTGGATTTGCGCTAAAGTCATACCTTTTTTTCGCATAGTGTTGATTGTCCGTTCCGCGAACTTCTCTGGGGATAAGGATGCTTTGACACGACCGTCCAACATTTCGCGAACGGACACTTGATAAGTCCCTTTTTGAACGTAAGCCTGGGTTTCGATGTTACTCCATTTCTTTGTAATGTTGTTTTGGAACATTTTCATGCAGGAAGTACTGGAAACCAGGAAATGAAGGATTTCATCCTCGGTTACATTATCGAAATTGAACTCAATCGTTAGGGTTTGCAGTTCAATTTCGGCCTTTGTTGCGGCTGACCGTTGGGCTTTTGTTTCGAAAATGATGGTAGTGTCAGTTGCGGTTTTGTTTTGTAGTGGGAAGTTCATACTGGCCTCGCTTTTTGTGTTTGGTTGTGCGTGTTTGTTTGTGTGTTGTGTGCATTACGGTTTTGTTTAGTGCTGCACGCATTACGTTTTTATACCGAACCTAAGGGATGTTTTCCTGATTCGCTTTGTCCACCTGCAAAACTAATGCCATTGTTTGGATGATGATGAAAGGGGATGTGGTATGAGTGTAAGGATGGGGATGGTGTAAAGGGGTAATTGGGCTGAATGGTTTTCATTCATTTGGGTGGATGGATTTCGGTCACGGTGGATGGTTTTTAACCATACGGGATGATATTGATTTTAAGGGGTATTATGATGGTTTGGTGTGGGTTATTTCTTTAATTGGGTATTCGGATTGATTTTAATAATTAATGGCGTGGTGACGGTTTAAATGGGGTTTTAACGTAGAATTGAACCTTATCATTATAACACGAATGGGGATGGTGATGCGGATGGATGGAAATGGATGCAAAACCCGAATGCAAACCCGTATGCAGGGAATCGATTTTAAAGCCCATTATAACGCTTTGATGGAATTCATTTTTTACAATGCGCATTTGTACCAATTTCATTAATTAAAGCCGTGGTGATGGTTTAAACACGGTTTTAACGCAAAATTAAACCCCCGCATAAAACCCGATTATCCAAACCAATTACCCGGCATTAAAACCCGAATCAAAACCCGATGCTTGATACCCGAACACAATACCCGAACTGAATACCTATACATCAAAAGGGGGTTTGGGGGTCTTGTATGGATAGGGATGACTTTGAAGGGATAATTCCGCTTTTATTCTTTACTAAGTTTTGTATTATGAACGCCCTATGTGTACTAAATATACATAGTCAAAGGATAATTAAGCACTTTTAAGGGTAAGGATAAAGGGGGTAAATGTACTGAAAAAAACTATTTTTTTTAATGATTTAATGTGTTATAATTAACGTAATGATTTTCGTAATGAAACGTTATAACGGTTATGATAACCGTTATGAAAAGGTCAAACGCTTATTCTTAGGGCAATTCATTTTTCACCCCTTTTCGCTGGGTTTAAAAATCTATCTGTATCCTATAGTATTCCTTACTAAAAGAGAAAAAAAAAAATCAGTGAAGTACAACCAAGTACTGAATGAGACAGCTCACCCAGGTGGAAAATGTGGGGTAAGGTGGAAGGGGAAAAAGTTTTTTAGGGGAAGGAAATGCGTTTGAACTAATCATAACGGTTATGATAACGGTTATGAGTTTTGTTATGAGTTTTGTTATGACGTGGGATAAAACCATGATTAACATAGGGTTATGGGTGTGGTAAAATGACACGTTTTGAGTGAATGAAAAATAAGTCATCACACTATTGTAATGATTTTGGTAATGATTATTGTAATGATTATTGTAAACATAAGAACTAACCCCATAATTAACACATGGTTAGGGTAAAAATATTCGTTCGAACATGAGTATAATTAATACCCAAAAATTAAAATAACACTTTTCACCTCAGTTAGAGTGATAATTATTGCTGGTAATGGATGGTAAGGGGTGAGGTGGTAAAGTGATGTGAAGGGTGGTGTTATGGTTTTTGTTATGGTTTTGGTAATGATTGTTGTAATGACCATTAAAAGTATTACAATAATCATTACAATTATCATTACACAAACACCACCCTCAACACGAATCAACACAAATTAACACGAATCAACACTAATCAACACTAATGCAAACACCAATCAACAAAGGAATTTCAGCATGAGTAAAAACAACAAATCCACCCAACAAACCATCTACGGAACACGAATAAAAACCTTAAGTATAGGCGCAAGAGTTAATATTGTGTATCTGGCGAGGTTTATTAATCTTGTAGAAAGAAAATTTGGTATTACTGTCCAATCAACATCTGCCGCTATTCGTGCAGTTATGGAAAGTTTGGTAGATAAAGCAGAGGGGGAATATGATGTGATTGATAGGAATTTAAGGGAAGGTGGAATTATATTCGCCCAACAGTATCTGGTCGCAAAGGGATTAATGTCAGCAGGTAGTATTTCTCAAGGGGATAGGTCAACTGCGAAGAACATTACGAGGGAATATGAGAAATTAGAATTGTCTGGAGAAGGGGAAACAGGAATAGGAACTGATTTCTCCATTCTTGCCCAGTTGCCTGGGAGAGAGGAAGGGGTAAGGGCATTAGCAGGGGTAAGTCCTGCTATGATTCAGGCAAGGGCGGATGAATTGTATCAATCCACTATAGGGAATGAAGGAATGAAGGGTGAACCTGATGCGTTGAATGAACCTTTAATTGATTATAAAGGAATAGAACTTGAACGAATGGAGAAAAAAGTAAGAAGCTGGGCAAGAAATCCTGAATTTGCGGGTTATGATGGTCTTAGTAAGCAAGAAAAAATCTGGTTTGATGATGAAGGGATGAAAGTATTAGAGGAAAAACTTTAGGGGGTGGTGTGGGGTGCTGGGTGATGGGGTGATAGTAATATGATATCCACGAACAAGAATAATGATAAACTACCTGTGTGTATTTAGTACACATAGGTAGTTTTATCCTCAGAATGGGAATGATATACGGGTAGTATATACGGGTAGTATATACGATTAGTATATAAGAAGAAGGTAAAGACAGGTATGAGAATGAACGTAAAAACGTAAGGGTGAGGTAAAGATAAGGTAAAGAGGAAGGATGTAAATTTGTGGCACAGTTTTTGATGCTTTTTTTTGGTCGAAAATATTTTTATTCCACATAAAATAAATTAAAAAAAAACTTGACATTGATTAAAATAATTAGTATATTTGAGCATCAAATTAATTTATTTTTCATTGGGATGAATCGGGATGAATTCGAACGAACCCAACCAATCACAAACAAACACAAACAAACACAAAGGAACAATATGGAAAACTTTTCAAAGATAATTCAACGCGGGATTAAGAACTTATCCCTTGAAGCTGATGTTTTAATCTGCATTCGTCATTTTTCGGGTAAAATGGAAATTCACCCTTATTACGAATGTGAAATGAGTTCTGAAGAATTAGAAATTGTTGCTTTACAACTCTGTATTATTTCGGTAGACTTAACTGGAGCTGGAGCCGCTGAGGTTTGGATTGAAGACTTGCGCATCAATGATGCTTATCAAGACTTAGTAATTGAAGCAAGTGAAGGTTTGGAATAAATCTTAATCAATCAATCAATCAATCAATCAAACGAACCAGAAAGGTCAATCAAAATGTGCACTATGCTGAAATCAAAAAAAATACTCACCACCCGTAAGGAAAGAGTAGTATACGTACTGCGCTTTAACACTCAAGACGGGTTACGCAGTATATATCACTCTACTTACTGGAAACTAAACAAAGAACAAAAAGAATCTTTTAAAGACGAAACTTTCTCTGAAGGGTTAAGAATGAAAAATTCTCCTTTACAAGAAGATATTGGTTGGGTTATCGGCGAAGGGTGTTTTCACACCTTCACAACATTTCAATCGGTTAAGAAGTACATCAAGGCTAACCAAATTGATTTAAACTTACTCCAAGAAACTTTTTACGTCCCTTGTGATTATGTTATTTGTAAGGCGATAATTCCACCAAAATCCCGATACTTACACGGAACTGTTGAAATAACATTTGAATTTACCGATTCCAGAGAAAACATTATTAAGAAAACCAAAGTTCATTGTCCTGCGGTAGTAACTGAAAAATTAAAACTGATTGAAGTTTTAAACGATAAACTTTAAACAAACAAACAAACAAACAAGGAAAAAACAAACAATGTGTACAATTCTAATAAGTAAAAAATACACTACCATGAAGAATGATGCCTTTGTATACGTTTTAAGGTGGAAAAATCCGGAAGCAAATACCCTAACTTCTTTATATCAAATTCAATACACTTGGGAAGTCAATAAATTAAAAAGTCTTGAAACAGATTTAACTCTTATAACTCGCATGATACAAGACATTAAAAGAAACAAATTCGTTCTATACAAAATAACCACAGGATTCTTTCACACCTTCCCAAGTATAAAAGAAGTAGAGGATTATGTAGACTATGTAAGGCCTTGTTTATATGCCGACAAAGACTCTTTTACTGATGAAAGTCTTTGGGAATTAAAACTTTACAAAGCCCTTATCCCAGCAAAAACCCTTTACTTAAAAGGTTATATTGACATCAAAGAGAAATTTAAAGTCCTCCTTACCCGAAAATTAATGTTAGTTGAAGAACTAAAATCCTTTAAAGAAAAAGAACTCCACAGTTGACTTTCCCGACCAGCAGGTCAACTAACCCGTCTGTAGTTTAATAAGAAAAACTTGCGTTGGCAAGCCGCAAATACTGGTTCAAATCCAGTCAGACAGGCAAAGCTTTTGTTTCACCGACAACAACACAAACCCAATCAACAACACAAACCTGAATTAGACACACAAGGAAAAAGTATGAAAAAATATACCTTCTCCCTAATCATCAGAAACAACAAGACAAAAGAAGTCGTAAAAACAACTTACATTCTCATCGCAGAAAATGACAGTGTAGCAAGTACTAAAACATATGAAAAATTCACAACTAAACACTTCACAATTCAAGATTGCACCATCCTTGAAGTTTGTGAAGCAAAGCAGAATGAATTACCTTTGCCAAATCCACTCCCCTGGAAAATCCTTAAGGAAAAGCAAGATTGGCAGAATAAAAACATGTTCGTAGTACATCCTAATTACATCCCTAAGAGTAAATTAAACTGGGATAAAATATTTTGTAGGCAAGAAGTAAAGGATAAAGCGGGGAACAAATCACGTACCCCGAACAAGAAGAAAAAACAACTCACAAGAGAACAGGCAGAAATGATGCTAAAAGTACTTCAAAGAATGGGAGGTAGGCAACAATAAATAAAGGTAAGCAACAAGCAACAAGCAACAAGTAATAAAAAATAAACGCAAGACGAAAAACAAGCACTACAACATTATTAATCACCTATGTGTACTAAATACACATAGACACTTATCAAATCAAGGAGGCACAACATGCAAGTATCAGCAACTTTAACAGTAGATGCAATCGCAAAATTAAAACTCAATGACAAAGAAGGTAAACATACCTACCTAAACGACAAAGGTGAAAGTTGTACTATCGAATACAACTTCGGCGATTCCATCGATGAGATGGTAGCAATCTTTTCCGAGGAAGTAGTTACCCAGATGGTCATTGGTCACATTTTATTCACCCTTCAAGGAAAGATGCGGAGCTGGTTAGCTGCAGGTAAGGACGAGGAAGAAATTCAAGAACTTTTATTCGACGTAGATAGCAATACTCACAACTGGAAACCCACTCTCGGTGGAACTCGAAAGAGTGAGGAAGAAAAATTGGAAACCAAATTGAGTAAACTTTCCGTTCCCCAGCGTGCCGCACAAATCAAAGCAATGCAAGAATTGCTTGCTCGAATGCAGCAAGAGTAAAAAACAATCTATGTGTACTAAATACACATAGATACCAAGTAACAAGCAGTCAGTGGTGGAATTGGTAGACACTAAAACTTTAACCCCTACAGGTTCGAATCCTGTCTGACTGCCCATTTTTCCTACAAGCAATAAGGCAACATACAAACAACAAACAACAAACAACAAACAACAAAGGAGCTTTAAAATGGCCATTTACCAAATCAAAGAAACCGCCCTTAAACCTAAATCTGATGGGGTACAAAAATGTAATCCTCTAACCCCAGCCGAAATGTTAGTTTACATCAACAAAACCTGGGGACTGTGTAAAAAAATCACATCCTTTAACATTATTCCAGTAGAAGAAAAGGAATAACCATGTCAGAACAAAACCAACAAGCTCATTTAGCCAATGGTGTTTATGCTTCTTACAACGGTTCTTACATCCTTCTTAGACCAACTGGTCTAAACAGTCCAGAGGTAATCTGTATTGAAGAAGTCGTTCTTCAAGCATTAAACAAATATGCGCTTCAATTTGGAATGAACCCAGAACCCTTTAAAAAGGAGTAAAAATGCCTAAAGTCTACATCGTAAACAAAAGTGCTCATGACTTTTCTGAAGCAGAAAAATACGGCACCTTAGTTTTCCTTACTGAAGGCCTAATAGATGCGGACAATCTTAATCTACAAACCAGATTAATTTGGAAAGGATTAAGCACTTTCAAAAAAGGAGATTACATTCTTCTCACAGGTTTAGCCAGTACTAACCTTATCATAGGTTGGTTACTTGGAACATTAAAACAGGATTTAAACGTCCTTCTTTATATCAAAGACAGATACATCAAATACAATCTTACTCTAAAGCACTTTTTACCCTCAGACTTAGGAGACAACAACAATGGAACTAACAATTCAAAAGAAGCAGGACTCGAGTAAGCTTCAGGCCTATTTAAAATGCCCAAGACAATACCTCTTTAAATACGTCTTAGGCTACAAACAAAAAGAACTCTCACATGATTTAATCTTTGGAGCAGCTTTTCACAAAGCAAAGGAAGTTCTTCTTCAAAAAGGCTACTCCCAACAGGGTATTGAAGCAGCTTATACTGCTTTTCTTGAAGCATACCGCCCATACTATGGTATAGAAACAGATGAGTTTTACGATCCTAAATCACCACAAAAAGTAGAACTCGCCCTTTATAAATACGTCCTTGAGTATGCCAACGACAAGTTAACCCTCATGGAAACAGAAATTGGTTTCACTTGTTTAATCAACGAAGACAAACTACTCTACGGTCGTCTTGATGCTTTGATTGAAAAAAATGGTTTGATATACGTCTTAGAGACGAAAACCAGCAAGGCATTATGGTCATATTGGGATGACCAATGGCTACAGAAGCTTCAAATTTCTGCATACACTCATACTCTATACTCTTTTTACTCTCCAGATAAAGTCGGAGGAGTCATTATAGATGGAACTATCTTTAAAAAGAAAAAGGGGGAAGAAATTGAGCATCGTAGAGTATCCATCCCTAAGTCAGGTTTAGACATGCTTGCCTGGTTAGATGATATTAATGCTCTTTACCTTCAAATAGACAACGACTTTGAGGAGTTAGAAAAATCAACTCTAGACCAACCTTATCTGAAATGTTTCAGAAAGAATACAGAAAGCTGCATTCAGTACAACAGGTTATGCGAATTTCACGACCTTTGCATATATCGCCCTAATCCATTAGCAAAAAAAGACTATGTCCCACAAGGATATATAATAGAACTCTGGGATCCTACTAAGCAGCCTGTAATTAAAACATTAAAAACACCATAAAGGGCAAGGAGCAACAATGGATAGATTAGAAGCTATTAAAACCGCCTCAGACATTCAAGCTACTTACTCCACTCTCATCGGAGCTTATGTAGCACCAGCATTCCTACTTATGGGACTTGCAGGTAGTGGAAAAACTTCAACTGCTCTCACAGGTCGAACGCCTATCCTAATAGATATGTTCGACACAAAGGGTTATATCCTAATGCACAGTAACCCTAAGTATAAACAAATGATGGCAGAGGGTAATCTTTTCGTAAGACTCTACACAAAAGAAGATTCAAAAAAGCCTACAGAATACAAAAAATGGGCAGACCAATGGGAAAAAGATTGTAAAACCGGATTTCTTAATTTCTTTGGTACCTATGTCATAGATAGTGGAACAACCTGGCTTGAAGCAATGTCTAATTACATCATGGCACAAAAAAAGAGAGTAGAAAATCTTGCAATACAAGATTACACTCCAATCTATAACACAGTAGTCGACACCATAAAGATTTCTTGTAGTCAAGGTTGTGATTTTATCTACATTGCTCATACAGTAACTGTAAAAGACGAAATCACAGAAGAAATTGTTACAGAACTTGATACTTACAACAGATTAAAAAGTAAAATCCCTAAACTCTTCAGCGAAAAATATCATTGTGTAACAAGTAGAGTACCAACAGGTGTTAAATACGAATTACTAACATCAAGTGCTGGTAGGTATACAGCCAGTACACAACTCCAAAACTTAAATCAAAAGGAGGAGCCTAACATTAAATCATTACTGGAAAAAGCCCAGTTGGAAAGTAAAAATAAACCCCCTTTAGTTTTAGAAGTAAAAAAATAACAATCATCTGTGTGTACTAAATACACATAGATACCACTAACATTAACAAAAGGAGTATTAAATGTCTTTATTAGACTTGCATTTAGATGAAGTGTTAGAACCTTCCCTGGTACAACCTGGAGAGTATGAATTAAAAATCACAGGAGCACAAATTGTACCAAGTAAATCTTCTTCCAGAGAAATTCTGAAGGTTACTTGTGACATTAACGAAATGCCTGGAGCGCAGCCAGTATATTTGAATTTATCCCTTCCCCTGGACACTGATGCGCCCAACACTAAATACTTTATGAAATTAAACCTTAAGCACTTTCTGGAAGCTTTTGGTTTAACTCCAAGTGACCCAGGTAATCCCCCCGAATGGCGAGGTTTAACTGGTTGGGGAATGGTAGTACAGAAAGAAAACAAGGAAACTGGTCTGGTAAGCCATGATGTTAGCAAATGGATTACTTTAAAAAAGTAACCTCAATTCAATACAAGTAAAAGAATAATACCTTGAAGCAGGGGATATTAAATAACTAATAGTTAAATCCAAAGGGGATTTGTGCTTCCCCTGCTTCATCTTTAATAATTTTTCTTAACAAGAACAAAGGAGTAAAAACATGGACAATATAGATATCAACATTAACCAAGCTGAACTTTTTTCCATTTACGTCTCATTTAACTCACTTGGGTTGGTTACTATCGCAGCTACCCTTTCTCTCCTCTCAGGGAATATTAAAATTGCTGAGTTCAGACTTTCAAATGAATCCTGGCAAATGGATTCAAATAAATTTGAGCCTTCTGCTGAATTAATTTCATTTTTACGGGTAATTCAGACAACAATAGAAAAAATTGCTGTGCAAAAATGTAATGCAGCATTAAAACAAATTCCAGCTACCTTATCTACTAATCCTGAGTAGAATCTTCCTTTCCTAGGAGGTATAACATGGAAGCTTACATTAAAATAAACAAATACCCTAAAGGACTACATGTTTTAATCTTTTTCTTTTTAATTATCATTTCAGTCATAACAATAGTAATCTCAGCTAATCTAATCCATCAGTTTTTTTCCTCAGATGAAACTTATCTGGTAGCATATAGGACTGAAAACAATACTATAACCTTAAAAACAGGTAAAGGAACATTATACCTTTATCAAACTGACTTTAGTTCTCCAGAAATATACATACAAACTTTAAATTTTCTAAGGAGAGAAAACAATGACACAACAAGAAATGGAAGATTTAATAACTTTTAGTTCTTCCTTAGGCTTTAGCAGGACTAAAGGTATAATCACAATCAACGGTATCCTTAATAAATACATCTTTGCTTCAAGAAACTGGTCTATTGAGATAATTAAAAGAGAATTATTATCTTGGAAAGCTAAAAAATAATCAAGGTTACCCTTATAGCTCAATGGATAGAGCAATTGCCTTCTAAGCAATAGGTTTTGAGTTCGAATCTCAATGAGGGTACTAAGTTTGTTTAATTAATTGTAATTTAAATTTACTTTGGAGGTTTAAAATGAACAGATTAGAACAGGATTTTAGTAACGCGTTTTACCAAAGAATTTTAGACTGGATTGGTGATGAGGTATCACCAGGAGATGTTTATCATCAAGAAGATATAAAAGAATACGTGGAGAATACATTTACTGTGGACCAAATATTTGATGATGATACCATTAGAGATTATGTTGGTAAAACAATGGAAGTAAGTAATGTATTCAGTGATAATGATATCATAGATTATATTACCACGTACCTGGATGTAGATAATGTGTTTGGCTGGAAAGAATTAGATATGTGGGCAGTACAAAACGGGTACATAAAGAAGGAGGAAAAATAAAATGTCTCAATCAGAATACCCAGAAGAACTAATTAATTATTTTGATTTTATCTGCAAAGCAATTAGAGAAACCGTAGAAGAATACGGTAAAGATTCTCTCAAAGGTGCAGTCATCATAGATGAAGTGGATTTATTAAACCACGAACACGAAATAGGCGGAGTCAAATATCTCTATTGTCCAACCATAACAGGTCCGACATTGGGTAATGTAGGGTATAAGATTGCTCGCTTTTTTGAGGATACTTATGAAGGGTATATATATTAACCTCAAAAAAAGAATTAAATCAAGAGCGCCAAGCATAAAAAAGCATGGCGCTTTTATACTAAAGATTAAATAATACCTTATACTAAAAAGGAGTTAAAATGAACTATCATTTAAAACCAAAACCAAACTGTAAGTTCTGTGGAGGTACAGGAGAATACCAGCAAATACACGAACCCTGGGCTATTGAAACACTCCTTTGTGATTGTGTTACAGACCAAATACCTGAAAGTTTTGATGCTAATAAAGATACTTACGACTTTGAAGAAAAGAAAGAAGTAAAACAAATTAGATACGCAAGTTTAACTGACCTTTTTGATGGTTGGACTATTGACCCTAAAAATTTAGATGAAATTCTCTTCTCCCTTAATAGAATTTTTCCTATGTTAACCCTGGATAAAGAAGATCTTGAAGACTTACTTCTTCTCTTATCCCAAATGAATATTATTATGATAGAAAGAAGAAAGGATTAATCTATGTGTACTAAATACACACAGATAATCTATATTAATTAACCTTTACAAACGTAAAATAATAGGAGAAAAATTAAATGCTCTGGATTTCATTTGGAATATGGCAAACAGCAAGTGGGCCAATTTTTATAAGAAAACGAATTTACTGGAATGGCTATAAATGGACGCCTTTTGTTCGTATATTTTGGCGTTACTGTAAGCTTATAGACCAGGTATCTGAAGATTTTAATGCTAATAAAAATACTCACAACTTTGAAGAAAAGGAAGAAGTAAGACAAGTTAAATATGCAAATTTGTTTGACCTTATAAATGGTTGGATGATTGACTCCAAAGATTTAGATGAAATTCTTTTTTTTCTTAAAAGAGATTATCCTATGTTCGATATAGTTAAGAAAGATTTAGAAAACCTACTTATCCTTTTATGTCAAATGAATATTATTGCAATAAAAAAGAGAGGGAGGACTAACCTACCTTTACTAAATACACATAAATAATTTGTAATTCTTACAAATATAAAATAAATAGGAGGTAACAATGTTTAATTTTAGTGACAATGGCAATATTGGAGATAGTGGTAACAATAACAACAACGAGAAACCACCCGAAATAGGTCACGATGGTCTTACAGGAGATGCAGCCATCAACACCTGTCTTCAGGAAGGACTAATTGAACCTTCAAAAGTTGAGGCCAAGAATTTACCCTACTGGTCTTACCGAACGATCATTGGAGTATTATCTAAATCTAAACCAACAAAAGTTACAGTAGTTAAAACCACAGGAAGTAATTAATCTTTAATTTTATCTGGAGAAAACATGAAACAAGCAGAAGTTCTTGAATGGCTTAACAAATTAAGACAGTACGCCACAGGTGAAAAACAGTGGAATACTGTAAACGATTGGGTTTGCAAAGTACATCCTTTCATGCCAGGTTTAAGTACGTCGTACTCCTTCAAATGTCTTTGCGGTGCAGTAGAAATGCCACCGTTTACCCCAGCACCACCAGAAAAAATTATAAGTTTAAAAAACGATGCGGACATCATAAAACCTGAACTAAATAAAACAGTCTTCATTCACGGAGGTTGTGCTTTTTGGGATGGGGTCAATTGGCGCACAAGGATGGAGGCTGATAATGGAATAATTATGTGGCGGGTAAAGTACTGGTGTGATATCCCAGACTTGTAGTATAAAAATTAGGTATTCATGTAAACAAATGAAATTCACCAGGTATTTTTTTAAAAGGAGCCTGATATGCAAGAAATTAAAATGGTTGGTGACTATGTTTGGATAGCAAGATATGAACTAAACATAGTTACAAAGGTTTGTCCGGTTTGCTATGGAAAAAAACAAATTACCTTAATTCTGGGTAATGACGAAAAGGTTTACCCGGGATGTACTTATTGCGTGAATAATTTCATCCCGACAGGATACGTATTCGAAAATGAATACGTGAAATCGGTTCAGCGGGTTATGATTGAAAGTGTTAAGTTTGAAGCGACTTTGGCAGAAATAAATGTCCAGTATATTTTTGATACTAATTATTTAATTGAAAGTAAACACGCATATGAGACTGAAGCTGAAGCATTAGAATACTGCGAGATATTAATCGCAGAGCGTGAAAAAAATGATTATACAAAAGCCGAATTTATAAAGCAGGACAAATTAAAATCTTATTCCTGGAACGTAGGTTGGTATAAACGGCAAATTAAAGATGCAGAAAAAAAGATTGCATCTTATGTCAAAAAATTAAACGCTTGTCAGGAGCGAGTAAAAGAATAATTCAATTCATTGGGTATTTTTATTTTTATAGGAGCTGCGAATGGAAACAAAATACACATCAGACAATAGAAAGGTAGTTATTATCGGCGAGCTGAATAAACAATTCATTGTCCAAGAAATTTTTATTTCTGAGGGGAAAGAAATTCCATCAGGTGAAAACTTTATCGTAACCTCTTTATATAATAGCCCTGTTGTTTCATGGCGTGAGAAAGAAATGGAACAATGGAAAATAATGTATGATTATAAACGAGATGAATACGAAAAGTTAAATGATAAGCTTTTGATAAAACATAACCTTTTGAAGGCTAAAATTGAATACGCTGCAAAAGCTTTAAAAAATGTTTCCCCAGAAAGTTTTGTCAAAGTCGTTAATTTTTTAACAGGGAATTTTACCCATGTAGTCATTAAACATTATAGTGTTCCGATGTTATTGACATGGAAAGAATTTTTTAGGGCGAGTGATTTTAACCCATCCAAATTGAGATTATTATCTCTTTTTGGAGAAGATGACGGAAGTCTATGTTTTAGACTGCATCAGTATTATGATGGTTCTGGGGGTACAGAAATATTTACCCCATTCACCAATTATGAAGACGCTTTCTCTAAATTTATTGAAAGCGTAAAAACATACCCCGTAAGCCAGGATATTATAAACATTGCAGAAGCTTACGACATTAAGCTTGACGCTCAAAAAGTATATGAATGGAGGCATCGCAAAATGCAAGACCTTGAGCGCGAAATAAAAAACAAATCGATATTGATCTCCAGGCTTGAGACTGAATTGGAAGCATTAAAATAATCAATGTATTTTTATTTTTATAGGAGACGAAATGTGTAATTTTTTAAGTGGAATCATAACAAGGGAGAATTGCCTTGTGTCATCGGTACATGATTCCCATGAAGGTTTAATAAAAGAAAATGGGTTAGATGACACTACGAATACCCCTGATTTTGTCCGGGTTGAATTATTGCCGGACGATGGCATCATAACGGATGCCATAAAAAAATGGCATCTTAAGGTGGATCAAGACCTGATCCCGGGATGGTTTAATCGAAAAGTATCTGAAATCCGAATGATTTCAGAACTTAAGAAGCAAATTAATGTATGCGTTTTGATAAATAAAAGGATAGAATTCCTCACTGGGAATTATAAGTTAATTTTTAATTCCAGTGTCGGAGAAATGCAGGAAAATTCCAGCATTAGAAAAATGCTGGGACATTCTAGCATCGAGGAAATGCTAGGAAATTCTAGCATTGGGGAAATGCTAGATAATTCTAGCGTTGGGGAAATGCTAGGGCATTCCAGCGTTCTGAAAATGCTAGAAAAGTCTAGCATTGGAAAAATGCGGGGGAATTCCAGTGTCAGGGGGATGCTAGAAAATTCTAGCATCGAGGAAGTGCTAGATAATTCTATCGTTG